GGGCTCGACCTGCTCGGGCGCCTCGAGGCGCTCGCCCGCAAGTTCCCGGAGATGGTCTACGGCGAGGCGGCCGCCGAGATCCGCAGGTTGCGCGCGCTCCTTCGCAACGTGCCGCGGCCGCGCACGCGCGGGACCTCGAGAAGCCGCGGAACGGGGCTCTGACGTTGAAGGCGAAGATCAGGCCGGACACGAAGGGCATGCGCGACCAGCGCCGCGAGGGCGAGCGGTTCCTGGTGCTGCGCGAGTTCGGCTTCAGTGCCCATGATGCCAGCCGCGTGGCGAGATTCCTCGAATACCGGACCGTGTGCCACGAAATGCTTGGCGGCGTGACCGTGATCGAGGTGGACTGAAGTGGCAGCGGGCACCGCGATCGAGTGGGCCGACGATAGCTGGAACCCAATCCGCGCGCGCAACAAGGCGAGCGGGGTGGTCGGGCACTACTGCGTGAAAGTGTCGCCGGGCTGCAAGAACTGCTACGCCGAGCGGCTGCAGAGCTGGCCGATCGGCTCGGGCACCAGATACGCCGCGCAGGACCTCGACAAGGTGGAGATCTTCCTCGACGAGGCGGTGCTCGAGCAGCCCGCGCGCCGCCGACGCGGTCGCGACATCTTCCCCTGCTCGATGACCGACCTTTTCGCCGAGTTCCACCGCGACGAGTGGATCTCGCGCATGTTCGACGTTATGTACCGCACGCCGCGGCACCGCTACCTGGTGCTCACGAAGCGCGCCGAGCGCATGCGCGACTTCATCGTTGGAAAGCACGGCGCCGGCAATAACGCCTTCGCCTTCAGGAATGTCTGGTTCGGCATCTCGGCAGAGAACCAGGAGGAGTGGGATATGCGCGCGCCATTCATCCACGAGATGACCCTGCTCGGGTTCAACACCTGGGCGAGCTTCGAGCCGCTGCTCGGGGAGGTCAACCTGCGGCTGTGGCGCGTACTCTGGGCGGTGATCGGCGGGGAGTCGGGGCCTGGCGCTCGCCCCACCACTATCGGCCACGTGCGCGCGCTCCTGCGCCACCTGCAGTACCTGCGGATCGCGCCTTTCGTGAAACAGCTCGGCGCCAAGGCCGTGAACCGCGAGGGCGTGCGCCACCCGCTGAAGGACAAGAAGGGCGGGGATATGGCCGAATGGCCCGAGGACCTGCGCGTGCGGGAGTCACAGGGCTGATGGACCTCTTGATCCCGCCCGGCTTGTCTTTCTGGCAGGCGCTTCAGCGCGGCATGGTCGAGCCCATCGAGGCGCCGGCGTACCTCGTGTGGGTGCGCACGCTGCCATGCTGCATCTGCGGCCGGCATGGTGTGGACGCGCATCACATCATCGGCGGTGGGCTGAAGGGGACCGGCACTAAGACGCCTGACTTCCTCGCCATGCCGCTATGCCGCGACGAGCACATGGCTCTGCACCGCGGCCACGTCACCTGGGAGAACGCTCACGGACTGCAGATGGAGTTCGCGGCGCGCACCATGCTGGAAGCCGTGTACCGCGGAGAGTTGGTGCTGCGGTGAGTCTTCGGCTCGTGCCGGTGACGCTGGAGCAGGCCAACGACTTCGTGCGGCGTTACCACCGGCACAGCCGCCCGGTCGTCGGGCAGAAGTTCTCCGTTGGCGTCGCCTACGACGCTACGTTCATCTGCGGCGTGGCGATCGTCGGCCGCCCGATCTCGCGTTTGCTCGATGATGGCCTTACGGTCGAGATTACCCGCGTCTGCACCTACGGCACCAAGAACGCAAGTTCAATGCTCTACGGCGCCTGCCGACGCGCGGCGAAGGCGATGGGATACGTTCGGGTATTGACGTACACGCTGCCGCAGGAGGGAGGCGCCAGTTTGCGGGCGGCTGGCTTCCAGCTCGAGAAGGAAAACGCTGGCGGGACATCGAAGGACTGGCGGCGCCGTCATGGGACTGCGCCGCCAGTCGGCGATGATCTCGTGGGCGGGAAGTGGCGCTGGGTCGGCTAGACCTCGCGCATCTTGTTGCCACAGTACGGGCAGATGCCGATCAGTTTGTAGGCGTCCTCGATCCTCTTGATGGCCCAATACACGTTCGACCTGCTCGTCTGGTGCAGGCGTATAACCGACGAGACGGATGCTCCCTCGCACATCACCTTGCGGGCGGCGTTGAAGCCCTTGTCCCTCGCGTTGATGCTCAGCCGTTGAGCGGCGAGTGTGAAGACCGCTTGGTCCATCAGGCCGCCGCGCCGGCGGTTGGTCATGGGATCTCCTCGTGCTTGGTGGTGTCGATGGGGAAGGGGCGCGGGCCGTTCGCGAACTCCTCGGCCGGGACGAGGTACTTGCGGCGCTTTGCCTCGGGCCCGTGGAGGCCTCCGCGCGTGGCGTAGATCAAGACCTTCCCGGCCGGCACGTCTGGGTGCCAAGCGCCGTAGTTGGCGATCGCCATCCAGGGCTCGAGCTCAGGCATCGCCGCACGCTCCGCAAATGGTGCAGTAGACCGCGACCTCGTGGTCCGTGTCGTCGTAGCCGCTGCTCCACTCGTGCCGGCAGAGGAACTGCTGCAGGTTCATGGCGGCGCCGTCGAAGCCGCTGGTCACGAACGCCCAGATGTCGGCCGCGCGCTCCGCAGGGTTCTCAGCCCGCAGGCGCGCGTAGGCGATTGCGCGGTAGTGCCGTTCGTTGAGAACGTGTTCCAAGCTCGAGCTCATGCGGCCGTCCTCGCTTTCCGCGCCGCCTTGAGTGCCGCCTTCGCTATCTCCAGTTGGTGTTCGGCGACGTGTTGCTTGCGGGTGAGGCCGACCAGGTTCTTCGGCGCATCGTTGAGGCTGTCGCGGTCCTTGTGGTGAACCACCGAGCCGCGTGGCAGCGGGCCGTTGAGCGACTCCCAGACCACGATTGCCCGCTTGCGCCATGTGTTCGGCTCGGCGACCTTTACCCAAGCGCGCTTCAGCCAGGTGTTCGATTCCGTGCGGATGCGCACCGAGCCCACCGGCAGTTTGTTGTCAGCGGCACGGCCTTTCTGGAACTCCGTCGGAATGCTGCGCCGCTCGCCGGGCCGGTACTGCGTCCGCGGTGAGTAGCTGCGGCCAGGCAGGAAGCGGCCCTGCTCTCGCTCGTCCGCCTCGAGCTGGATGCGAATCTGAGGTATGCGCATATTTTTGGGGAATTATATACATGATTCCATTGCCATCAAACCCGGTAGGTAGCAGCGATATGGCGGCTCAAGATCAGCGGAATCTTGGCGATCATGGCGCTGGCAGCCTTGCGGCCGATGGATTTGCTACCGTGCCGCCTCTGCTCCGAACAGGCTTCGCCAGCACCAAACCAGTCATTTCCGTTTTTCGTTCCGGCCTCGACGCCACAATCCCGCGAAGTGAACCGCGCGCCCTTGCCCGGATCGTTGCGCCTGCCTTTCTCGCTTGGAACCTTCAAATGCTCCGCAACAGAGGCGCTTTGAAAGCTTTTCCCGCTGCCGTCGAAGCGGAAGCCCGGAACATTTTGACCGCTACTGCCGCGGTTCTTGCTGTCGGCAATCGCAAACCACGAACCGGGCGGATGCGCTGTCCCATCCGGGTTGAATTTCTGCGCCTTCACGGCCGCAGGCATCAGTGCCGGAACGTCGCCCCACAGGTAGAAGCTGCCGAAGTTCCAGCGAGCGCGACCTACCCACGGCTGCGCGCCCCTGACGTTCTCGATCACCAATGGGATATGCCTACCGGCCGCCAAGCTGGCTTCGGCCTGGATGCGGAAACAGGCGTTGAACAGCCGGTTAAGGGCAACAAGGCTTTCGCCGGTCGTGTCCGCGCGTATCGCCGCAGCCTTGGCCTTCGCCAATTTCCACGGCATAGCCATGTAGCTGTATTCCTGACACGGCGGCGAGGCGACAATCAAAGTCGCGTCCTTGAACTGCGAGCCGTGCAGCGTCAGAACGTCTTGAAGAACCAGCTTGCCCGGATAGCGCATGTCGCCGTAGGCGTGTTCCTCAATGTCAAAGCCGATTACGTCATAGCCCTCTGCGAGCAGCCCTTCTGTCCAGCCGCCGAGACCGCAGAAAAGGTCAACGGCCAGCATCGCCGCCCTTCGCAATTTTCGCGGCGCGGCGCTTGCGCCGTTTCGCTGGCTTCGTCTTTGGCTTCGGGCGATAGGCGAGAACCGTGTCCGCTATCCGGTCAAGATCGTCTTGGCGTATTTTCGCTGCGGCGTGTGCCATGTCCATGTGTTTCATGCCGTCAACGCCTTGTAGGTGATTCCACGCCCGCGCGTTGCGACGATGAAGCTATCCAGCCGCTCAAGGGTCTGGCGCTTCACGTTGCCGTCATTCAGGCGGAACGTGAACTCGTTGACGTAGCGGCCAAGGTGCTTGCGGCTGGTGTGGTGATAGACGCCAATCACGCCGCGCTTCATGACCGCGAACACGCTATCAATGCTGTTCGTGGTGACGTTGCCGCGCACGTATTCGCCCGCCGTGTGGTTGACCGAATCGTGACCGAAGAACAATCCGCCGATGCCGTCATAGACCGAAGCATCGTCGGTGTTGAGCATCGAACCGGCTTCGACGTTCGCGTGAATCGCCTGATGCACGGTATCCATGCCGGTGTCGGCAATCGGAGCCGCGAAGGTTCTGCCGCCGCGTTCCTTCATGCCGAGAACGGCGGACTTACCGACTGCACCGCGCCCGGCGTTAAGCTTTTTTCCTTTGTGTTTGTTCCCTTCCTTGCCGCCGAAGTAGGTTTCGTCAATCTCGATGATGCCGCGCAGCTTGTCCATGTCCTTGCCGCAGGCTTCGCGGAGCCGGTGCAGAACGAACCATGCCGACTTCTGCGTGATGCCGATTTCCTTGGACAGTTGCAGGCTGCTGATGCCCTTGCGCGCCGTGACGAGCAGATACATCGCATACAGCCACTTGTGCAGGGGAACGTGAGACCGCTCGAAAATGGTTCCGGTGCGGACGGTGAAATCTTCCTTGCACTGGTTGCACAGGTAGAAGCCTTCCTTGCCCTTGCGCGCCGTCACACGGTCGCCGATGCCGCAGACCGGGCAGCGAACGCCCTTCGGCCACAGGCGGGATTCGAGGTAAAGCCGGGCAGATTCCTGATCCGGGAACATCTTGAAAAGCTGGAAGGTGCTGATTGTGATTTTGTCGTTCATGGTCAATGGGCTCCGTTTATGAGTAGAGATTATCCCTCAAAACGGCTCTGGAGTCAAGTATATAATTCCCTATTTTTGGTCAAAGGTTTATTTCCCATTCGGTTTGATGAGACGTGATGCGTGGGTGGCGTAGACCGCGACCGCCTTCCAGTACGCGGCCATCGGTGCCTTGTGGGCGCGCCAGCACTTCTCGGCGCGCGCTCGCGCGTCCGCTGCGATGTCCTTGCAGAGCAGCCGGATCGCGTGCTGTGCTTCCGGCGGTAGGTGCCGAATCATCTGCGCCGCCGGCAGGTTGACCAGCGGGTTGCGGACTTCCGGCCGCGAGCTGCGCGTCATACTACTTTCCTCCAAACGGCACCGACAGGCCGATGAAGGCTTGCGCAGCAGTCTTGCCGGCGACGCCCGAGCAGCCCACGCAGCCATGCTCTGCGGCGCGGATGCGCGAATGGGCGCGCACCATCGCCATGCCGTACCCGTAGCGAAGCGTAACGCCGATGAAGGGCGTAGCCTGCGGGCCGCGCCACTCGACCGAGTAGCCGGCGAAGTTGCTCGGCGGCTCCGGTTGCACAGTGACGCGCCAGCTCCCTTCGTAGGCGAAGATGCCGAGCTCGGCGCCGACCACGACGCGCTTGACATCGAATTCCGCAATGACGCCGAAGGAGATCCCCCGCGCGGTCTGCTCGCCGACACCGCGCCCGATGCAGCCCTTCCACGTCGTCGGGTCGCAGTTGGCTCCGTTCGGGTGGAACGGCTGCTCTGGGTCCAGCATCGGGAAGACGGCATTGGTACGTGCGGCCCCGAGGTCGGCGTAAGCCACGCGGTAACCGAAGCGCAGTTTTCCGCTGGCCCTCGTGATCTTGGAGAACGCGAGCATCGCGCACCCGCTCGTCAGGTCGAGCGCGTGGTCGTAGTGGTCGTTGTACCAGACGTAGTTGCCGACCTTGCCGTACTGGCACTGCCCGCCCAGGGCCTCGAAGCGCCACCCCTCACCTGCAAGCGCGAGCGGCGCGCTGCACAGGAGGAAGACCAAGGAAAATGAACGTAGCTCATATTTAAGTGCGAGCAAATTCACAGAGAATTTCATGGTTATCCTAGCCGAGGAATGGGGTGATGACGATGACGTACTCGCGGCGGCCGATGCGTTGCGTGGTGAAGGGACCGCCGTCGTGGTTTTGCAGCGCGCCCATGCCTCCCCACTCCTCGCTGAAGGATGGATCGGCGATGACCTGCTCGCCGTACATCTTGCGGACTTGGTACGCCTCGACGTGGAAACTCTGGCTGTTGATTTCCATCGTCGCGAGCAGTCGCCCGCGCGGGTTGTCATCGTGGCCGCTCGGCTCCCAAGCCGATGGCGGAATGGTGATCTTGATGCTGGTAGAATCCATGTGCTTGCTCCTTCTTCGTCAGTTGGGGATAGCCGGGGAGGGCGGGCCCTCCGGGGCCTGCCCGATCCGTTCAGCTCCTTCCGCGCTCTTCAGTTTCTAGCACCGCGAGCACGTCGTTTACCTGCTGCGCGGATAGCGTCCACGGCTTGTCACGCGGCAGTTGCGCGATGACGCGCCACTTGAACGGCTGATACCACTGGAGCGCCTTCGCATCGCTGTGCAGGTCTGCCAGGATTGCTAGAGCGAGCTGCGACGGGCCGCTGCCGCCGTAGCCCCAGGCGAATCCCGTTGGGCTGTGATTGCGCAGGTCCAAGCGCAGCGCGAGCGGCGCGCGGCGGAGCTTCTCCACCACGTACACGTCGCCGTTGGTTTCTCCTTCGTAGGATTTCATGCCGCTCTCCTTTGGCGCTTCGCGACCAGCTCGCGCAGCGTGATGGGCGTCCAGTAGAGGTCCACGTTCATCGTGCGTTGCTCGCACAGCTCCTTGATGCTGATGTAGCCCAGCTCCGCGTTCTGCGGGTCGCCCAAGTCCACGTAACCGAATGCCTGCACCTGGCCCTCGCCATCAGTGTCCATGTCTTTCTCGGTGATCCACCAGTCGCAGCCGGCGGTGAAGTAATGCAGGTGCACCACGGCCTCCTCGCCCTTGCCCTCCTGCTCGTAGGTCTTGGGCATCGCCTGGACCGTGGCGACGAGGCGGGTTAGCGGCTCGGCCATTTCCTGCTTGCCCTCCTTGCCTCGGAGGATCTGGACCAAGGCGAGGCCCTGCTCGCGCGGGATGAATTCGCGCAGGACGTAGGCGAGATCCTGGCTCACGCCGCCACCCGCTGCGCTTCCTGCGCTTTTCGCGCGTCCTGCGCCGCGTAGAAGGCGTGGGCCTCGGCGAGCAGGGTGTCGGTTTGCCCGAGGGCCTGCGCGTGTTGCTCGCGCACGGCCTTCTCGGTGCAGCGCGTGGCCGTGACGAGGACGCGCTTCCAGTAGTCGCCCAGGCCGGAACCCATGCCGAAGGCGTGCGAGTAGCTGTTGCCCTGGTGCAGGGAAACGGATGCCCTGGTGACGAGTCCGCCGCGCAGCGCCTTGCTCGTGTCGATGCACAGCCGTCGCTCGCCGGACCGCTTGAAGGCGTCTTCCGCTGGTCCGATGACGATGTAGGTCTTGGCCTCCCATCCGTCCTTGCGCTTCTCGATTGTCGTGTCCATGGTGTTGCTCCTTTCGTTGGTCGTCAGTTGGGGGACTACCTCACTGCTGCCAGGACGCGCGCGCCGTGGCGAGCTGCGGCCCTGATCTTCTCGGGATCTGTTCCCGCGATCTCCTGCACATGCGCGGTGATGTGCTTATTGTTGAATTCCTCCCGCACGTAGGCGCACAGGTCGCCCAGGCGCCCGCTCGCGTCCTCGCCCTCCAGCTTGTGGCCGGTCTGCTCCTGGTCGTAGATGATGATGATGGTGTTCACGGTTATCTCCTCCCGGTGCGTTTGGCGAATGCGCGGTCGCGCTTCGTGTTGAGGACCTCCTGGCGTGCGAGCAGGTCGTAGAGTCCGCCGAAGGTGCAGGTGAAGCTCTTGCGCTTGCCCTTGAGCCGCGCCTTGATGATCTCGGAGCCGGTGTCGATGTCCAGGTGGACCGGGCGCCGGTCGCGGTGCGGCACCTTGCCGTTGATGTGGCGCACGTTGCCGCGCTTCCAGGGCGTGCAATCGCGCTCCATGGCAATCACTTCCTGCCCCTTGAACGGCTTGAGCCGCAGCATGGCGACGGAGCCGCCCCCTTCGCCCACCGTGCCCCATGCGCGCACCACGCGATAGCGGCGGTCCTTGTAGGTGACGTAGCCTTTCATGGTCAGCCTCCGCAGTTCAGCCGCTCGCACAGCGCGTCGATCTCGGCGCTGTCGAGCGCGTTCAGCTTTCCGCCATTGGTGGCTAGGTCGTTGAAGCGTTCCGGCATCGGTTCGTCGGACTGCGCAACGGTCTCTTGGTAGCAGCGCAGCGCGGCGAGGACCGTCGCATGCTCGCGGTCGTCCAGGTGGTGCAGCGTGGGCATGACTGCCTCGATGTCGGCCACCTTGGCGCGCAGTTCGCGCTTGGTGTCGGCGTCGCCGCGCCCCAAGCTGTTCGCGTCGTCGTTCAGCGTCGCCACCAATTCGGAACCGATGTAGGCCACCACTGCGGCCACGTTCTCGAAGTGTTTGAGTTTCATAGCCGCACCTTGGCGGCGTCGTCCAGCAGCGCGGCGATGCTCGGATCATCCTTGCGCGGGTCCACGTCCCCGGCCTCGATGTTGTCCTCGTCCACCAGCACCACGTCCAAGCCGGTATCGTCGGCGGAGACTTGCTGCACGGCTCCGCCTTTGACAAGGATCACGACGCGGCGCGGCGCGGGCGTGTAGTCCTCCACGCATATTTCTTCGACGCCCTCGAACCGCATGCCATCTGGTGCGCCCTCGGTCCCGACTTCGAGCGCGCCCAGGATCGCGTCCTCGGCGGGCGCGTCGCGCGAGGTCAGGCCGGGCGTGAGGGTGAGCGTGACGAGGTACTGGACGGTCGCGCCTTGCGGCTCGGGATCTGCGGGCGCCGCGGCGAGTTTGTCCAGCACTGCGGCTGTCAGGCGGTAGCTGCGGATGGTGACGAATTCGCCCTCCACCTTGTCGAGCGCCTGCGGCTCGATGATGTCCTGCTTGATGAGCCAGTCCACCATGCCCTCGTTCTCGCTGTAGTCCTTGACGTACACGCATTCGGGCGCGAGCGGTGCGTCTGCCAGGTTGACCGAGGCGACGGTGATGCGCTCGCCCTCGATGCCCTCGTCGTGTTCCTTCGCTACCACCAGCTCGAGCGCGATGCGGCCGTTGTCGTACTGGCCCGCGTCGATGTGGCACTTCCACCCGAGCCATTCAACGGGCGTTTCGGTCAATCGCTTCATGGTCATGGTCTCGTTCTCCTGTTCGTCAGTTGGGTACTCGGGCGCTTCCGCCCCTGCTGCGCCTTCGGGGGAGAAGGCGCAGCGGGTGTGGTCAGCTACCTCATTGGCCTCCTTTCTGCGGCTCTGCCGCGTTGTCTCCTGACGAGGGAGAATCTCGTTTGACGATGCGCCCGCCCAAGCGCTCGATGTCGGCCTCGGTGAACAGCCTGGGCAGCGCGTAGTGGCCTTCGTCGATGCTGTTGGCGCGCGGGAATGCGGCGCTCAGGCGCACGGTGCGCGCGAGGTTCTCGCACCACATGGTCCAGCCGCCGTTGTCGCCCGACATGCCGCCCTGGTCGCGGAACTTCTCGGCGTTGGCGCGGCGGAAGGCGAAGGCGCGGCGCGCCACGTCGCGGCCGCGCGGGTCCTGCTCCAGGTATTCGCGCGCGAGCTGCTGGCCGAACTGGCCCGATTGCGTCTCCACCGCGCCGAGGACCGCGAAGTCGTCGAAGTGCTGCGGGAAGGCGATGGCGACGATGGCCCAATCGCAGTCTTCCTCGTACCAGCCCGCGCCCGCGAATGGCGTGATGCGGCGCAGTTGCTCGGGCATGGCGGCGAGGCGCTCCGCGTTCAGGTGGTAGCCGCCGTGGCTTGCGGTGTCGATGCGGGTGATGCCGTGCGCGACCTGCTTGGTGTCCTGCGCGGCGCCCCAAGGTGTGCTGCGGTTCATGCTGTTCTCCGGTAGCTGACCGTCGTTCCGCTGGCCTGCTGGTAGTCGATGGTGTTGTGCACGAAGGCGTTGACGCCCCAATCGCGTAAGGTGGCAGGCAGTTGGTCAAGGCGCAGGTCGCCGTTGGCGTCGTTCGCGTCGAGCACCTTGTCGAACCATGTGGCGAGGAACTTGCGCTCCTCCTGCGCTTTCGTCTTCTTGGCGTCGATGGCCTTGAGCAGGTCGCGCGCAACGTCGAAGTCTGGCGTCATGTCGTCGTAGGTTTTCTCTCCGCTGTCGAATCCCTCCACAAGGGCGCGCAGCGCGTCGGTTAGTTCGCGTTCCAGGTTGGTCATGGTTGCCTCCGTAGTTGTGCGTGCACCGCTTCCGCGATGCACTTGGTCAGGTAGATGCCCGCCGCCGTGAGCAGCGCGGCGACGAGCAGGACGCGCATGGCGAGGTTCACGGTGTCAGGCTCCGTATGCTGCGACGAGTAGCGCGTCGAGGTTGTCCAGAGAGAATCCCGCCGCGAGCCAGTCGCGGCGGAGTTCGAGGATGAAGCAGGGCAGGCTCATCGGAACGGCCAGTTGGTGGCCGGATCGAGGACCGGAACGTGGTGCACATCGCCCGGTGCGTCGTCGAGCGACGTGTCGGCCTCCTTCGCCAGTGCTGGCACGTCGTCGGGCTGCACGTTGAGCAGGCGCGCGATCTCGGGGTCGTCGGGCAGCATGAACACGCTCCCGCCACGGCGCTTGAGCTTCACGAGGCCGAACGCTTCGCGGGCGCCCTGCTTGAATTCCTCGGCGCTCTGCCAGTCCAGCGTGCTGTGGAAGATGACGTGGCGCATGGTGTCCTCGACCTCGGCGAGCGTGTCGCGGTCGGTGGTGCCGATGGCCTCGGCGATGCTCGCCGCGTAGCCGCGCAGTGCGGGCGCGGCGCCGGTGGTGTTGGTGGCCATCAGTATTCCCCTGCGCCGTTCGGCCCGAGACCTTCGGCGTGATCGGCGCAGCGGTTGCACTGGTAGCCGAGTGCTCGGTCCTTGGGCGTGAGCACGTTCTTCGTGCCGCAGGTCGGGCACGGCAGGTTGCGCGGGTTGCCCTTGGTCGCTGCGCGCAGTGCTGAGCGCCCGCCGGGCTCGGCGAAGTCGCTGCGGTCCTCGTCGTCGTCGCTGTGGCGGTTCATTCGGTGCCTCTCTCGTCAGTTGGTGGTTGTTCGCTCCGTGCCACTATGCGTGGTACGCATGTCCAATATGCGCCTGTGTCCTATCAATGTCAAATGCAACACACGTAGACCCCCTAAAGCACCTTGTCAACTCATTGCGCCAACCCCTTGAAAAGGGATAGGTTCTCAGCACAATGGACCGTGCGCCAGACTCCGCTACGTCGGCTCAAGACCAAGCCGCGCCAAACGTCCACCCCCTACCTGTCACATCAAAGTCCATCGACCCCTACATCTGGGAGCACGTCCACGCCGACTACCGCACCGGCCTAACCTATTCACACCTCTCAGAAAAGTACGTAATCCCCATCCCAACCATCGTCAGGCGTCGCAAAGACGAGGCGTGGAAGCGTGACCTGCGCAAGGACGTTCAGGTCGAGGTCAATGCGCGGCTCGCGGCGGATAGCGTGTCGCTCGGCTCACCATCGGACGAGGACTTGGTGCAGTCGGCGGCGACCGCTGGCGTGACCGTGGTCCTGCGCCATCGCAAGGCCCTGCGCGACGGCATCAGCGCGGCCATGCTGCTCGCGGCCCAGCTTCACATAGCCGCTCAGGGAAGGCCCATCGAGATCCCGGTGCTGCTCTCGAACCGGGAGACAGTCTCCGACGCGCTGCTCAAGGTGGCCAACAGCCTCGCCCGCATGGTGCCGCTGGAGCGGATCGCCTACGGCCTGAACGAGCGCGAGGACGAGAAGCCCTACGAAGACAGGCTCCGCGACTGGCACGCGGGCGTTGCACAGGCCAAGGCGAGCGGCGAGCGGAGGCGCCAGAGCGGTGGATAACCGGCCCATTCCGCCATTCCGCACGCTGCTCGCCGGTAAGTGCCTGATGCCGCTGGGCGATGACCTAGTTGCCAACTACCCCGCCGCTCGGACCCCGCCATCGAGCAGCGCACCGTGCGATCCGATCGACACCAGCTCGAGCGGAGATCCACTGCCGGCGACGCGGTGCGCGCACCTGGCACGACGCGACCCCCACCCCCCAAGGGGGGAGCCACGCCGCGGCGGCGCGCGCCCACCACATGGGGCCCCTATTGCTACTGCGTATGCCGGGGCTCACGGGTTTGGGGAGGGGGCCCCAATTTTCGGATTTTGGAATTTTCGCCATGAAATTTTCCGGTCACGCCGATTGGAATTTGGCGCGACTTTGTTTCACGTGGAGCCCGACGATGAGATGAAAGGAGAGGTGCGATGAGCAAAGAAGCGAGGGACGCGCTTGGGACGGAGGCCGAGAAGCCGCTGCTGGTGGGGAAGGTGGAGACGCTGGGGCTGACGCTGCGGGAGTTGAGGTTGAACCTGACGCGGATTTCGCATTCGGCGAACCGGCTGTCGTTGGCGCCGCCGCGGCCGGTAGCGGAGGAGGGCAAGCCTTCGCCGGAGAGGCCGAACTCGCTCGAGATGCGGCTGGACGACGTGCAGATGTCGGCGAACGACCTGTGCCGTGAGGCGGGGTACCTGGCCGAGCGGCTCGAGAAGCTGGCGTAGGGCCGGGGAGCGCGCGTCATGCCGACACAGGTTCCGCCGGGAAGTGCGATGGCCGTGAAGCAATCCGCAGGCGGTGGAGGTGGCCGCCGGCGTGTGAAGGCGCGTGGGCCGCGGCTGTTGAAGTACGCCGAGGGTGGGCTCGTGCCGCGGGTCTCGAAGATGATCGAGGCAGGTGCCCGGATGGTCGGTGCGAAGGGCGCGAAGAACATCGATCGGGCGGAGAAGGAGATGCGTGAGGCGCGCGGTGATTCGCCAGCACCGCAGGAGGGAAAGCTCCTGATGAAGAAGGAGATGGGCTTCGAGCCGGTTGGCGCCGGTGGGCATGGGGCCCGCGCCCGGCGCCTGGAGGAGATGGAAAACGAAGCGCTGAAGTGAAAGGAGGCGGGTGATGGACAAGCGAGAGGTGACGTTTTCGGCCGCGGGCGGGGTGCTTCGGGTGTGGAACCCGACGCCGGTCGACGCGAAGGTGTTCGTGGGCGAGAAGGAGGCGATCGTCTCCCCCGGGTGCATGAAGGAGTTCGCGTTGCCCGAGGGCACCGGATTCGAGGTGGTGGGCGTGGGCGGTGAGTCCGGCGTGCCGCGGATGATCCAGGACGCGCCGTATTCGCCCCCAGGCGGGGTGTTCCCCGACGAGGGCCTCGGCGCCGATGCGCTCGACGCCGCGGAGGATCCGGCGCCGCTGACGCCGGCGCCCGAACCAGTCGAGTCGGTAGAGCAGGGTATCGCCGACGCCGCGGCCGCCGCCTTCATCCAGGACGTTCCCCTCGGTGTGCCGCCGGCGCCAGGCGCGCACCACGAGCTCAACCTCGAAGACGTCACCGGCATAGCCGACAAGGTGAGCGGGAGCGCGTCGTGAGATTCCCATGGCGCTGGTGGTTGCACCGCGCACGCGGCTGGCTCGCCCAGCACGGGATCTGGTACGAGCGTCAAACCTGCCCGAGGCGCATGGGCGAGTTCGGACCCTGGAAATTCAGCGGCGGCCTGGACTGGTGGCGCAGGAACGAATGGGGCTCGCGTTGGCGCCGTCGCCTCATCTACTGGCTGCACAACGGCCCGCTCGCCAAGCGCGCCCGCCTGATCTGCGATTGGGGATGGGCCGTCGCCCGCCGGCGCGACTTCGATCGCCTGGGCATGCTCGCGCGTTTGATCGCCGAGCGCTTCAACTGGTATCAGGGCGGCACCAGGTGGGAATGGCCCTGGCAGCCGCGTACCTGCTCGTTTTGCGGCGGCGCGCACCCCGACGACATCCTGCAGTTGATGCGCGAGCGCTGGGAGATCGAGGGCACCGACAAGGGCTACAAGCGATATGTCCAGCCGCCAGGCTCCAGCGCACGCCATGAGGCGTTCATCGTGCACATGCGCGATAACGCCAAGCGCATGCGCGAGCCGGCCGAGGGCTGGCGGTCAGAAGGCTGGTCGCCAGTGCCGCCCGTGAAGCTCTACGTCCAGCACTTCAGCGACGAGCAGGTGAAGCGCTTCAACACCATCTCCGCCGCACGCTACGGGAAGGCCGCCTGATGCCAGCGCTCGACATGGCAGCCTGCTTGACCCAACCAACGCGCTCCGATGGCGGTCCTTGGATGACAGTCTGGGACGAAGACGAGGACCAGCCGCACGTCATGCCGGCATTCGGCCCGCGGCACACGCTCTCAACGAACTGCTGGTGCCATCCCGTGATGGACGAGCAGCGCTACACCGTCGCCGGAGTGGTCAGCCACAACGTCGCGCAATGAGCCACGCCCTAGCCCTGCGCACCGATCACGAGATCTTCGACGAGGTCCTCGCCGACCACGCCAAGTACGCGCAGCGCTGCCTGCAGATCAGGGTCAAGAACGGCAAGGTCATCCCGCTAGCGCTCAATATCCCGCAGCTCTTCGGCCACCGCATGCTCGAGGAGCAACGAGCGCGTACCGGCCGCGTGCGCGCCTACTGGCTCAAGGGGAGGCAGCAGGGGGCCTCCACCTACATCACCAGCCGGCACTTCAGAAAAATCGTCACCGGATTCGGACTTCGCGCGGCCATCCTCACCCACGAGCAGCAAGCAACCGACAACCTGTTCGAGATCGTCAACCGCTACTACGAGAAACTGCCGCAGGAATTGAAGCCCCACGCGGGCAACGCCTCGGCCAAGGAGCTCTACTTCGATCGCCTGGACTCTGGCTACCTCGTCGCCACCGCCGGCACGAAGGGCGCCGGGCGCTCGGCTACCGTGCAACTCTTCCACGGCTCGGAAATGGCTTTTTGGCCCAACGCCAAGGACCACCTCGCCGGTATCGGCCAGACCGTCCCGAACGAGGACAACACCGAGATCATCTACGAATCGACCGCCTTCGGCGTTGGCAATCCGTTCCACGAGGGCTGGCAGATCGCGACCGCGGGCGAGGGCGACTACATCGCCATCTTCACGCCATGGTTCTGGTCCACCGAGTACCGCCGCACGCCACCCGCGGACTTCGTGCTCGACGCCGACGAGATCGAGTACGCAGAAGCCTTCAACCTCGACGCCGAACAGATGTATTTCAGGCGCTTGAAGATCCGCGACGACTTTCAGGGCGACGTCCAGCAGTTCGATCAGGAATACCCGGCGACACCAGAGCACGCCTTCCTCTCGGCGAGCCCCGATACGCTCATCAAGCCGGTCCTGGTGGCGGCCGCCCGCAACTCCAAGATCCTGACCGACGCCCAAGCCCCGAAACTCTGGGGCCTGGACGTCGCCGAGTACGGGGATGACCGCTCCAACCTCGCCAAGCGCCAGGGCCGCGTGATCTACGACTCGAAGTATTGGGCCAAGGTCGGCACCATGGACCTCGTCGGCAAGGTCGGCATCGAGTGGGACAACGAGCCCGCACCAAAGCCCATGGCGCTCATGGTCGACGTGACGGGCGTGGGCACCGGGCCCGCCGATCGCCTGCTCGAGCTGGGCCTGCCCGTCATCCGCGTGCATTTCGGCGAGAAAGCCTTCGAGGAAGCGCTCTACAAGGGCCGCCGCGACGAGATGGCCCAGGACATGAAGACGTGGTTCGAGGACAAACCGAACCGCATCATGACGAGCGACCCGAAGGACGCACCGGCCCTGCAGCAGGATCTCACCGGGCCCACGTTCCGCAAGGATTCGAGCATGCGCATCGTGGTCGAATCCTCCGAGCACATGAAAAAGAGGGGATTGAAATCCCCCGACGGATTCTGGGGAGCGGCGCTCACCTTCGCGCACCGCTTCCAGACACCTCAGCGCCGCGGCATCACGCGCCCGCCGCCGGAGCCCGATGACTGGCGCACGGGGATGTAGATGGCCGCCCAGGTCATCCCGCTAAAAAGCCAGCTCGCGCGAATGCGCGTGCCGACGCGCCCGGTCGATCACGGCGCGATGGGTCACGACTACGCAACGCCAGACAAGGACGCGCTCAAACTCGAAACGCTTGAAGCCTGGCTGCAGGAGATCCGCGAGCAGCCCGATTGGCGCCGGCAGTGCGACATCGACGCCGACTACTACGACGGGCACCAGCTCACCGCCGAGATTCTCGAAAAACTGCGCTTGAAGGGTTTCCCGGCCATCAAGGAGAACCTGTGCCGCCCGACGATCGACGCGGTGCTCGGCCTGGAGGCCAAAACCCGCACCGACTGGATCGTCAAGCACGATCACGACCAATGGGAGGAAGTCGCCCAGGCGATGTCGGTGAAGATGAAGGAAGCCGAGCGCGAGGGCCACGCCGACAAAGCCTGCTCGGACGCCTACGCGCCACAGATCAAGGTGGGCCTGGGCTGGGTAGAGGTCTCGCGCGAGATCGTCCCCTACCGCTACCCGTACCGCGTGCGCTACGTGCACCGGCGCGAGATCGCCTGGGACTGGCGCGCGAAGGAACCGGATCTATCGGACGCGCGCTACCTCGTGCGCCGGCAGTGGTTCGACGAGGACGTGGTGAAAGCCATGTTCCCGCGGCACGAAAAGCTGCTCGACATGATCGGCAACCAGTGGTCGGGCTGGTGGGACGATGTCATGCGATCGAGCGACACGGGTCTCGCCGCCTCCTGGGACGTCGAGCGCACGACCTCGATCGAGGAGTACGAGTTCCGCGACTACCTGCGCAAGCGCCTGTGCGTGTACGAGATCTGGTATCGCACCTGGAAGGCGCTGCCGATGCTGCACCTGCCCGATGGCCGCTGGGTGGAATACGACCGGAAAAACCGCCTGCACGTCGCCGCGGTGGCCCAGGGGCTCATCGTGCCGCAGATCCTTCCCGTGCCGAAGGTGCGCCTGTCGTTCTGGGTCGGCCCGCACCGCCTGATCGACGTGCCGAGCCCCTACAAGCACCACTTCTTCCCCTACGTGCCGTTCTTCGGCTACCGGGAGGACCGCTCGAGCGCGCCATACGGTCTGATCCGCAACATGCGCGACCAGCAAGACGAGATCAACGCCCGCAAGCAAAAGATGATGTGGCTGCTCTCATCCAAACAGGTCGTCGTCGACCACGACGCAGTGCTGGACCACGAGGAAGTGCGCCGCGAGGTCGCACGCGCCGACGCCTACATCGTCCTCAACGCCCACAGGAAGCCCACCTCGGAGTTCAAGATCGAGAGCAACCTGGAGCTCTCGGACCAGCAGTTCAAGATCTACGAGAACGCGAAGCAATCCCTGCAGGACGTCGCCGGCGTCTACCAGGCGCTTCTCGGGAAAGAGTCGAATGCCGAGTCCGGCATCGCCATCAATTCGCTGATCGAGCAGGGCACGACAACCCTCGCTGAGATCAACGACAACTTCCGATACGCGCGGCGCCAGGTTGGCGCCATCCTGATGGAGAACGTGCGCGAGGACATCGCCAACGGCACCACCGTCACGGTGGGAGATGGCATGCAGCGCCACGAGGTGACGCTGAATGAGGACGCAACCGACGAGTTCGGCGCCTTCGTCAAGAACGACGTGGTGCGAGCTGGCGTCTCGCTCGTCTTGGATGACGTGCCCTCGACCCCGACCTTCCGCGCCGGGCAGCTTGCGCATCTCACCGAGTTCACCAAAGGGCTGCCCGACGAGATGAAGGCTCTGATTGCCGACTTCATCATCGAGGCGACAGACCTGCCGCAGCGGCGCCAGATCGGCGAGCGTATCCGCCGGCACTTGGGCATCCAGGGCTCCGCCAAGCCGCGAAACAAGGAGGAGGCGGCCAAGCAGGAGGGCGAGCAGGCCGAGCAGCAGCGCAAAGCCGGGCTCGTGCGCCGTGCCGAAGAGGCCGAAGTACGAAACGCCGAACTCGAGGGCGAGAAGTTGCAACGCGAGATCGACACCATGGGCAAAGAGGAGGAGGGCGAAATCTCGACTGAGTCCCTCGCCGAAGTGCAAAAGCAGGTCCAGCAGATCATAGAAGAGGCGCAGGAAGAGGTGCGCACGTTGCAGGCCAAGATCGACGCCATGCAGGCCGCCGCGAAGTCCAAAGTCCACGAGGCCGATACGCGCGCCTCTACCGACGAGTATCGCGCGCGCCTAGATGCTGGCGCGAAGATCGCGATCGCCAGCATGGAGCGCCAGAAAGCAGAGGCAGTCGCCGGCATGAACGAAAAGATCGAAAAGGCGCTGAAGGGTATCGAGGAGAAAGTCGGCAAGCGCATCGACAAACTCGAGAAAAAAATCACGTCGCCCACCAACACGAAGAAGTGAGGCTGCCATGAGAGAAGGACGGATCTACAAACTGCTCGACGGGGTCATCGCGAACGGCTCAGGGCAGGCATTCCAGCCATTGGGCGCGAAGCGCACATTTCAGGCGAACGGCCTGACGAGCGCCGGCGCCGGCACAGCCGACGTCGACGTCCAAGGATCGAACGACAGCGAGAACTGGACCCTGATCGCGACCATCAACCTCGTGCTCAGTACCACCCCGGCCAACGGTGGCGTCGCGAGCGATGCACCCTGGCGGTTCGTGCGCGGCACAGTGCGCAACCTGACGGGCACCAATGCTGCGGTGTCCCTCGACATGGGGCAATGACAATGAAACGGCTCGCCCTTCTCATCGCATTCCTCTTTGCCGCCAGCGCCGCGCTCGCCCAAGGCGTCACCGTCACCCCGGCCGCCGGCGCCTCTGGCGGAACTATCATCGACTCTGGCACGACCTTCCCGTCTTCCCCATCGAACGGGACGCTGTTCACAATCCTGGACGATAGCGTCGCTGGCGCGTGCGATTCAGGCGCCGGCAGCGCGCAGACGCTGTGCCGCTGGAATGGCTCGGCATGGCTGCCGCTGGGCGATGGTCAGGCGGCCGGCGGCACGGTGGCTGTTGCCGACATCGACACATCAGCCGAGCTGCGCGGCATCCTGACGGACGAGACCGGGACAGGCGCGCTCTACTTCCAGAACGGCAACATCGGCACGCCCTCTGCCGGAGTCGCGACGAACTTCACCGGAACGGCGGCTGGCCTAACCGCAGGGGCCGTGCCCGTGGGCGGGATCACCGGCCTCGGCACCGGCGTTGCCACGGCGCTCGCGGTGAACGTGGGCAGTGCGGGCGCGCCCGTAGTTCTCAGCGGAGCTGGCGGCACCCCTTCTAGCATCACCCTCACGAACGCTGGCGGCACGGCGGCGAGCCTCACCGCTGGCCTGGCCAGCGCGCTCGCAGCGGACCCGACCGACTGTGCGGCCAACAACTTCGCGAACGCCATCAACGCGAGCGGCACGCTCTCCTGCGCGCAGCCGAGCATCTCCGCTGGCGTGAGCGGGCTTGGTGCCAACGTGGCTACGTTCCTCGGAACCGCCTCGAGCGCGAACCTCGCCGCGGCGGTGAGCAATGAGACTGGCTCCGGCGCATTGGTGTTCGGCACGGCGCCGACTCTCGACTCCCCGGTGGTCACGACCAAGATGAACTTCCCGACGGTGGCCGCCTTCCCGGGCACGCCGGCCTCTGGCGACATCGTGATTGTTACCGACGACTCCGCTGCTGGCGCGTGCGACAGCGCGGCGGGTTCCGCGCGGTCCCTGTGCCAGTACAACGGTGCTTCCTGGGTATCGGTGGGCGATGGCACTGCTGGCGGTGGCGGCACGGCCGTCACGTCAACCTCGACATTCGTCACGGACAACCTGCTGATTCGCTCTGACGGCACAAGCCGAGGCGTGCAGAACAGCGGCATCTTCATCAATGACACCAATGACGTAAGCGGCGTGAACGATCTCGCGGTTGGTGGCAATGCAACGATTACCGGAACGGTTACGGCGTCGAATCTCGCGCCTCTCTCCGGCTCGCTCACTAGCGGCGGCGTGATCTGGACGGACGGCACAAACATCGCCTCGAGCGCGGCACTCGCCAACAACGGCCTGGTCATCGGCGGCGGTACGGGGGCGACCCCGGAGACAGTCGCCGGGCTGACGAGCGATGGCGCTTCGCAGGTTCAGCTTGGCGTGGCCGGCACCAGCGTCGGCAGCGTGCAGTTCCGCAATGCGACCTCGGGCAGCATCACTGTGCAGCCCACGACCGGGGCGCTCGGGGCGGTGACGCTCACGCTGCCGGCAAGCACCGGCACGGTAGCGCTCACCGCGGGCAACGTCGCCACGGCAACCGCGCTGGCGGCGGATCCTGCGGACTGTGCATCCGACCGCTATGCCACAACCATCGCCGCAAGCGGAGTTCTGACCTGCGCCCAGGTGAGCCTTACCGCAGGCGTGACGGGCACGACGCCGGTCGCCAATGGCGGCACCGGCATCACAAGCCTCGGGACAGGCGTGGCGACCGCCCTCGGGCAAAATGTTACCGGCACTGGCGGCATCGCGCTTGCCACGGCACCGACGATCTCCTCGCTGGTCGCCAGCACGAAGATCAACCTGCCGCGCGTGACTGCCTTCCCAGGCACTCCGGCGGCTGGCGATACCGTGATCGTCACCGATGACAGCACGGCGGGCGCGTGTGACTCAGCCGCAGGCGCGGTAACGAGCCTGTGCCAGTACGACGGAGCTGCATGGGTGAAGTTGGGCGACGGCACCAGCGCGGGCGGCGCGCTCTCATCTGGTGACATCGACACCAGCGCGGAGATCCGGGCGATCGTCACAGACGAAAGCGGCACCGGGGCGCTGCTGTTCGCGGGCGGCGACGTTGGAGCGGCCACCGCCACCACGCCCTCGGCGAACGACAACGATACCTCTGTCGCCACCACGGCCTACGTGCAGACCGAGCTGACGGCCTACGCCTCGGACACAGCGACCTTCACGAACAAGACGCTGGACGCGGCCGGCACGGGCAACGTGCTCAAGCTGAAGGGGTACATCTACCTCACGCACCCGCACCTGTGCGACGGCACCAACGCGATCATCAATACCACCGCGACGGCCATCACCTACGGGCACGGCACGTTCAGCAACGATGTCGATCAGGCAACCAACTACTGCGAGTATTACATCCAGGTGCCGGAGGACATCGACACCGCAGTTGCCCTGCGCGGGCGGCTGAAGGTGCTGCTCGGAGGCGCCGACACCGGCACACACCGCTACGTACTCTCCAGCGTCAGCGTTGCTGATTCAGCCGTACCGACTGCTTCGACGTTGGCGAATGCGATCAACGTGGACTTCGCTGGGGATGCCTCCGGCGCGAGCGGCGACGTGGAGACCTCGGCGTGGACGACGCTGACCTCCTGGGAGGGGGCGCTCACCGCCGGGCAGACCTGGCGCGTGCGCCTCGCGCGCGACGGTGACACGTCGGACGCGAGCACGGTGGATTCCACCGAGCTTGGCCTGGTCATCGAGTACGGCATCACGCAATGAAGTTGCTGATCGTGCTGCTCATCCTAATGTTCACCGAGGCGCAGGCGGTGACCATCATCGTTCGTGGTCCGGCCCTTATCCCTTCCTTCTGCCTGCTGCTCGAGGGGGCCACCGACAAACTGCTGAAACAGGACGCGACAGGATGTATCGCCACGCAGTAGTTCTCCTCCTCGCCCTGATGGCGCTGGACGCGCGCGCCGCAGATACGGCTATCGGAGCGCTGTCCGCCGCCTCGTCTGCGGCTGCGGCGAACGAGTACCCGATCAACGAGGCTGGGACCACGAAGAAGGTCACTGGCACGCAGATCAAGACGTTCGTCAATGACGCGCCCACATTTGCAGCGGGTAGCGCGAGCGCTGGCACGAAGCCAAAACTGACTAGCGGAGCACTGCTCACCGCGCCTGAAGCGGGTGCGTTCGAGATGCTGGACGACACGATCTACGCGACCTCGGAAACTGGAAATCGCGGAGTAATGGTCGCAGAGCACTGGATTCGTCAAGCGTCGTCCAGGGCGCTTACCAGCACCACGGCAGAGCAAAAGCTGTTCAACGCGGTGACGAACGGAGCGCTGAACCTTGCGACAGGGACGTACTTCTTCGAGGGGCTGGCGAGCATTTCTGGCTTGTCCGCCACGTCAGGCAATGGAGCGTTCGACATCCTCGGCGCCGGTACAGCGGTGCTCGGTGACGTGCTGTACCACTCGGTTGGTGTGGACGGCAATACGGCTACCGCAGCCACGCAGACCGGCTCGACGATGATCCAGGGGCAGTCGCCAGCCTCCATGCAAACCGCAGGTACGGGCACGACATGGAACTTCTCGCTGCGCGGCACCTTCGAGGTCACGACAGCCGGGACGATCATCCCATCGGTGTCGCTTGTCACGGCCGCCGCTGGCACGGTTGCGGCTGGGACCTACTTCAAGGTGCATCGCGTCGGCACGATCAACGCTGTTTCCGTGGGGGATTGGAACTGATGAAACGCTTCCTCGCGCTGTTGCTCTGCTTCGCGCTGGTTGGCGCGCATGCGGGGCCTATCGTTATACAGGGGCCGACTCACCACGTAGCGGCCGGTGCTTCTCAACCGTCGTTTGTAGCTGCCGGAGCGGTATCGAAGGTCAGCAGCGGAGACATGACGCCGGGACTTCCGGCTGGTTGGGCCGCTGGAGATATTCACCTATTGGCCGCGATTGCTCAAGAGGGCGAGACGTTGGCGGTGTCTGGCTACACGGAGATATACAACACTCAGAATAACGACGGCGGAAACTTGACCCGCCCATCCCTATGGTGGCGCAGGGCGGTGGGCGGAGATTCTGCGCCGACAGTTACCGGAGCTACAAGTGGGTCAATGTCGGTGGTTGTTGGTTTCCGTGCGGTAGTTGCAAGTGGAACTCCATACAACACATCCAGCGAGAATCTTCCAGCAATCTCGCTAACGGCGACGTGGAACACGATCACACCGGGAAGTGCGAATGACATGGTCGTGGCGATCCTGTGCCACGAAGATCCATTCAGCGCGCCGAGCGTAAGTAACTACAGCGGAACCGATCCGACGCTCGTTGAGGGCTTCGACGACTTCCAGAGCGCTGGCAGTTCGTGGTCGGGGATTGCAATAGCCTACGGCATTAGTAACTCTGGCGGCGCCACCGGATCGCGCACGGCGGACATAGCGACTTCCGTGACGTCGATATATGGCGCTTACCTTCTTTCTCTGACCCCCCAATGACTACCACTCTGCGCGTCCTAGCGCTGCTGCTGTGCCTTACGCTGTCGATGACCGCGCAGGCAGCGGCACGAATATTCTTTACGGATCTTGAGAGCGGTCCCAAGACCGGGGGCGAAAACAACAACGGCGTCTACGTCACGCTCTACGGGCGCGGATTCGGCGCTACGCAGGGCTCGGTCACGGTCGGCGGTGGAGCTGCGATCATCAAGAGCTGGACGCAGGGCGGCACTACGGGCCTGCGCTGGCCGCTCGACAAGGTGGTGATCCAGCTCGGGACGAACGCGGCGACTGGGGACATCGTCCTCACGCCATCAGCCGGCGGGGCCTCGAACGCGCTGCCCTTCACAGTGCGCGCCGGCAGCATTTACTTCGTTTCCACGAACGGAACTGGCGATGGGGCGATCGGCACTCCAATGTCTGGACAGGCCGCCTACGCCGCTATCGCTCCCGGGGTCACGTTCTACTTCCGAGCTGGCACCTACAACCAGGTCTACGGAGACCCGTACAACATCTACAACTACGGTTTCGCAGCGGCGCAGTCCGGTACGGTTGGCAATCCTGTTGTGTGGAATGCCTATCCTGGGGAGACCGTCACTTTTCATTACGCCACTGCCGATAGGTCAAATTTTCACTTCCACGACGCTGGAGATCATGGCGAGTACATCACCATCGCCAACTTCACTCTTGAGGGGGCGAGTTACTGCGTAGGCGGTGGGGGTTGGTGGGAGGACGAGGACAGCGGCCCTACAAACAACAGGATCATCGGAAATATCATGTCGGCGGATTACGCCGAGGGCGTGAATACGATGACCGGCCTCATTAGTTCAGAGGGCGCGAACGTCGAGATTCTTGGAAACGAATTCAAGAATACTGGTATCGGCAGTCCGATCAACAACAATCACATCATTTATATGAACACTGGCGGGGACAACCCGCACGTCGCATGGAACTACATCCATGATGTGCGGGTAGGTCATGTAATTCAACTGCATCAAGACCCATTCGGCGGGGTACACAAATACTTCGGAACTAACGTCAGAATCCACGACAACATCATCACATCGCCCGATCCGCAGGGCTGTCGTGGGATCAACATCGGTGACACCGCAAATGCTCCTAGAACATCTGGCTACATCTACAACAACCTCTTGGTGAATCTCGGGCAGGACTTCTCTGCAATCCTCGCCTACTCCGGTGACTGGAAGGTGTTCAATAACACCCTCGTCGATATTCAGGCGGAGGCATCGCACTTTTCCTACGCCATTGGGGTTTCAAGTGGTGGGACAGGGATGGACCAAGGAACCATTGAAGTCAGAAACAACATCATCACGCTGAAGACAGCGACATCGCAGTATGTTGGTTCGACGTTGCTTGGTGATCTGGATGATGCGCCGGTGTCTAACAATTTGTACTACGGACGTTCCGGTGGTTTGCCGTCGCAGGACGCCAGTCCGATCAACGCCGATCCTCTACTTGTCAATGCGGCAGCCAACGATTTCAGATTGCAAGGTGGCAGTCCTGCTCGCAACACGGGATCGTCTACGGTGAGCAGTGTGGTCTTGGTTGACCTTGATGGACAGACTAGGCCGCAGGGCGGCATCTACGACATTGGCGCCTACGAGTACGTTGGCGGCGCTGGGTGCGGCGTGGGGCAGACGTGCCTGCCGTTCCTCCTTTCCGATCTCGATGAAGCGGCGCTCGACGACTTCTTCGCCATGGCGGCGAACAGCACACCATGAACATTTTTTTGCGCAGCGATATGAGTGTAATGTATATCGAGGCGAAGCAATTTCGGCACGGCGCCGATAAGCCGACAGCGAACCCGGCTGTCCCGGGGAACACCTTTCGGACCCATCCGATAAATGGAGGCAAGCGATGACGACCACCACCGATAAACCGGCCGGCCCGGGACCCGAGGAAAAGAACGAGCTGAAGACGCTCGACTACTACCTAGAGCACCCGAACGAGATGCCAACGGACGCCGCAGCAATCGAGAATCTCTTCGAGGCGCACCAGGCCGCTCACCCGGACGCAACAGGGGATACGCCGCCCGCCGGCGAGAAGCCCAAGATCGAAGCGAAGCCCGCGGACAAACCCGCCGGCGAGCCGAAGATCGACGGCGTGCTCGCTAAGGACGGCCAGCACGTCATCCCCTACGCGGAGATGGAACGTCGGATCAACGAGGCGAAGGAATCGCAGGAAGCCGAAGCAGTAGCCAGGAAGGCGGCCGAGGACTACGTGAAGCAGCTCGAGGACAACATCCGCGAAGTGACTGCGCGGGTAAAGTCTCTCGAAGCCGGCGGCGCGAAACCCGCGGATGCGCCCGTGACCATGGAGCTCCCCAAGGAGTTGCTGGACACGCTCAGGTCCGAGTTCCCGACGATCGCCAAGGCCGTCGAGGCACAGCAGGCGCTCCTGAAGCATGCCGCCGAGAAACTCGAGGCGGTCGAGAAGCGCATCGGCAGTGCCGAGCGTGAGCGGACCAAGGATGTCGAGTCCGAAGTCGATAGCCTGATCGTCCAGGTGCCGGAGTTGCAGGCATGGCGTGAAAAGACGCCCTACCTCTTCGCCCGCGCGCAGCAGGTCGAGGGAGATCTCTTCAAGGACAAGGCGTTCATGGAAGCGCATCCCGAGCTCGTGAACGATGACGTTGCCCGGTACAAGGAAGTGGTCAAGCGCGTGAAGCAGGAGATCGGTCTGCCTGCCGCCGCGCCAGAACCGTCGCCCGAGGACAAGAGAACCGAACAGGAGAAGGCGGATGCAATCGTCGCGGGCACTTTGCCCAGGGCGCCCAATTCGCTTTCCGATTTGCCCGCTGGCAAGCCCCCGTCGACCCCGTCGGAATCGCTCGAGAACCTCTCGGCCGTGGAAATCGGCAACAGGTTCATGGGCATGACGCCGGAGAAGATCCAGGAGCAACTGGCGAGGCTCTAACCACATCCATTTTCAGGAGCAAAAGAAATGCCGACGCAAATCCCAATCGGCTCTCCGCTTGCAAGAAAGGTGTTCGGTGCGGCACTGTTCGCCACGGTGCAGCAGCAGCCCGGGTTCATGAACCTGCTTTCGGGCCCGGCGCCCAAGCAATCCGACGCGGAAGCCAAGTTGAAGGGGCAGACGAGCCCCGATTACCCGATCGTCAAGATTACCGACCTCACCAAGGGGGCCGGTGATCTCGTCTCGGTCGATCTGTTCAACATCGTGCAGGGCAAGCCGGTGATGGGCGACAAGAAGATCGCCGGCAAGATGATGTCGCTGACCAGTTCGACGATGGAAATTCGCATCGACCAGTACCGCGGCGGTGTGGATTCCGGCGGGCGGATGACCCAGAAGCGTACCGTGCACAACCTGCGCGGCATCGCCATGGCGTCGCTTGGCGGCTGGGCAACCAGGATGGAGGACCAGATTGGCTACGTCCACCTGGCCGGTGCCCGCGGTAGCCAGAACAACGCCGACTGGATCGTGCCCCTTGCGAGCGATCCCGATTTCGCCAGCATCATGGTGAATACGGTGCTCGCCCCGACGTTCAACCGGCATTTCTACGCCGGCGACGCGACGGGTCTCGCGAATCTGGACACGGCGGACCTGCTTGACCTGCCGACCATCGACCGGCTCGCGGCGACGATGCACGAGTCCGACGTCCCCCTGCAACCCATCCGGGTAAAGGAGGACAAGTACGGGTGGGACGATCCCGTCTGGCTCCTGCTTGTCACCTGGAGGCAGTGGCACTACCTGCAGACGCGCACCGGGGAAAAAGCCTGGCGCACGTTCCTCTCGAACGCCTACAAGCGCTTCGAGGGGTCCAGGCATCCGCTGTTTTTCGGCGACGTCGGGATCTGGGCGGGCATCCTCGTTCGGCCCATCAAGCGCATCGCGGTCCGCTTCGCGGCGGGCGAGGTGGTGACGGTGGCAACGAACGCGGACGTGTTCGCGACGACGACGGCAACCTGCGCGGTGGATACCGACAGGGCGCTTCTCGTGGGCGCGCAAGCGGAATCCAAAGCATACGGGATTCACGGCGCTTCGGACTACCACTATTCCTGGCATGAGGAGCGTGTCGACCACGACAACGCGGTCGAAACCTCGGTCGCCGGGATGGGCGGTTGCGCGAAGAACCGCTTCCTGGTGCTCACGGGGGCAACGCAGAAGACCACCGATCACGGTGTTGCCGTGGTCGACTCCTACGCGCCCGATCCCAACTCTGCGGCCGGTAAGGCGCTGCTGTAAGGAGAAAAGACAATGCCAACGATTGACAACGATAGCCTGGTTCAACAGGTTCCCCACGCCGGCGAGTACGGCAACCTGTCGGTCTGGTCGAAGCCGTTCCAGAAGGCGGGCATTCTCGCGAACGACGTACTGCGCATCCAGCGGCTTCCCGCTGGTGCGCGCGTCGACGAGAAGAAGCTCGTCTTCGACGACTGCGGCACGGGCATGACCCTGAAGCTCGGTTATGCGCCGGTCAACCCTGCCGACGGCCCTTCGGCCGTCGACGACTTCTGGGGCACCGGCATCGACGTGGCTTCCGCGGCGGGCGTGTTCCGCTCGGCGGCCCATCCCATCACCTTCGATTTCGACGTCTACGTCATCGTGACCGTTGCGAGCGCGAACTTCACCAGTTCGCCCAAGCTCACTTCGGTCGCGATGGGCGAGGCGACGGGTACGAAGTAAGGAGAACGCCATGCTGCAACAGGTAATGAAGACGCAGAAGCTCATCGACGCGCTGAGCGCTACCGGGGCAAGCGTCCCGGTGGCGTTGCCGCCGGGCAAGAAGATCTTTCACCTCTCCATGGCAACGGGGACGGCGACGATGAAGATCCAAGGCTCGCTGGACGGTACGAACTGGACCGACCTGCATTCCGAAGCAACTTCGAGCTCGGCCGCCGAGAAGGACATCGAGCTCGACGACATCTACCCGAAACACCGGGTCAATGTCTCGGCCTGGACCTCCGGGGCGCAAAACGCCACGGTGGGCTGGCCGGCGGACAAGTAAGGAGGCCGCCATGCAGATCCGCGAGCAAGGGCGTGTTCAGGTCATCAACGCGAACACGCTGAAGGAGCTGACGGTCGATACGGCCCACGCCACCGGAAACCTCGACTTGTTTCCCGCCGATGTGGATTCCGCGGTGTACGTCCTGACGAACAACCTGTCGGGCGCCGTACTCGTTGGCCTCAACGTCAGGAACGCAAGGAAGGGCATGAAGGTCAGGGTGATGCGCAATTCGGCGGCGCCCGGGGCCTTTTCGGCGACGGTGAAGTCGGGCACGGCTGCCGGCGGCACCACGCTCGCGCGGGCGATCGCCGCGTCCAGAAACGGTTTCGTCGAGGCACAGTTCGACGGGGCAGCCTGGGTCGCGATCGGATTCGGCGAGCACACGTAAGCGAAGTACCGGCCGGGGCCGCCGTAACGGCCCTGGCCGGCTTTTCAAGGAGGCGAGCATGCAGCAGCAACTTCAACAGGCACAGCAGCAGGTTGTCCCGATTGTCTACATCGGCAAGAAGGACTTCAAGGTCGACAACGTGAACCACACCAAGACCGTCTGGCAAAAGCCCGGCGACGTGCAGCCTTACCCGCTCGACAAGGCGGCCGCGCTCCTGCGCCATCAGGAGATCTGGAAGCTCGGCAAGGCGTCGGACCTCGTGGGCGCCGCCGTGGTGGATGATGCCGGCGCCGTCCAGCAAGCCGGCGAGGGAAAGCCCAGGGCCGAGACGAACGGCGACATCACCAAGAACACGAACGAGGCCGCCACGGAGACGCAGGCGGATACCTCCAGGCAGGGTCCGACCGTGGCAACCGGCAAGAGCGCTCGCACGCTCGAATAAGCCATGCCGGCGCTCTCGACGATCGTCTCGAAGGTTCGCGACACGATCCAGGACGAGGATAGCGATCCGTCCTACAGGATCTCGGACGCGAAGATGACGCAGTACGCGAACGACTTCGTGCGCGAGCTGGCACTGCTTCGTCCGGACCTTTTCTCCACGATCGGCGACATCACCTGCACCCCAGGGACCGCCCTGCAGAGCGCGCCGGCGGGCGCCATCGTCCTCATGGACATCTTCCAGGTGAAGGTTGGCCAGGTGGTGATCGAAGCGCGCCGCGCCGACATCGACCGCTTCAATAGTGGCTGGTGGAACGACACCGCGGCGCCGGCCGAAAACTGGTTCCGGCACGACAAGGACCCACTCAAGTTCTTCATCTACCCGAAGTCGCCTGATCCGCAGATCCTCGTCGGGCAGTGGGCCGCGCTCCCCGCGGAGATGGCCGACGTGGGCGCGCAGATCCCCGCGCAGGTGCAGGAGATCTACTACTCGGCCATGCACCACTACATGGTGTTCCGGGCAGAAGTGAAGGACGACGAGACGGTGCTCTCGGGCCGAGCAAAACTCTTCTACGACGGCTTTGCGGTGCTAGTCGGGGCTGGCAAGGCGACGAAGAAGGAAGCCGAGAAAAAGGAGCCAGCCGATGGCAACCAAACCGCTCAGTGACTTCCTGCCGCAGGTGCTCCCGAGCGTGCTGCACTGCCCGCAACTCCTTGCGCGAAACGCAGTGCTAGAGGCGGCGATCGAGTTCTGCGAGCGGACCTGGGTGGATCAGTACGACGTCCCGGCGATCAGTTCCATCGCCCTCACGCCTTCTTACGTCCTCGCGCCCAGGACGAACACCGAGATTGTGGAGGTGATCGACGTGCGCTATGACGGCAAGCACATCGATCCGACGAGCCGCGCGGAGCTCGACCTTGCCAACCCGGACATCGAATGGCAGGCCGAGACCGGGGAGGTGAAGGCGTACATCGTGGATCCTCCCTACAGCACCATCCGGCTCGTCGACGCGCCTGCGGACGCGATCACCGACGGTCTGAAGGTACGCGTCGCGCTGCGTCCCACCCATACGGCGACGGCGGTGGAGGACTTGCTCTACTTCAAGCACCTGCAGGCGATCGCCGCGGGCGCAAAAGCGATTCTCTACGGCATGCCGGACAAACCATGGACGAGAGTGGCCAGGCAAAAAGAGGAGCGCGACAACTTCGACACGGCCGTCGGAACCGCTTCGGTGCACCGGGCCAAGGGCTTCTCCCGCATGCCGCAGCGAACCACTTCCTACTACGACATCGGCTAGGAGACACGGCCCATGGGCATCAAGCACAAGAACGACGCCACCGGCTTACTAGCTTCTGGCATCAACGATATCGTCACGAGCATCCCGCTCACCGGCGGGCACGGCGCGCGCTTTCCAGCTCTCGGTGCCGCGGATTACTTTTACGCCACGCTGATCGACTCCTCTGACAACCGTGAGGTGGTGAAGGTCACGGCGCGTGCGACTGACACGCTTACGGTAGTGCGCGGCCAGGATGGAAGCCTGCCCCGCACCTACGTCGCTGGCGATCGCCTCGAGCTGCGGCCCTGCATTGGCATGCTCGAATCGATGGACCAGGAGGCGATCGACGTCATCGCGGCGAGCGGCACGGACACCTACACGGGGACGATGGACCCGGTCCCGAACGGCTACAACACGGATCAGATCTACTTCGTCAAATTCCCGAACGCGAACACGATTGCCGCGCCGACGTTGAATCTGAATAGCTACGGCGTGAAGACGATCAAGAAGCCGGGCGGCGGTAATCTGGTCGTTGGAGATATCAGTGCCGGCATGGTTGGGATACTGCACTACGACGGCACCGACATGATTCTGCAGAACCCAGGCATCTTGATAGGGGGTGTCATAAGTCCCGCGCAGATTACCGCGAGCCAGAACAACTACAACCCCACCGGCCTCGCGACGGCGCAGCAGCTTCGCATCAACTCTGATGCGCGCTGGAATGTAACTGGTATGGTGGCGTCGCACGCGTTTCTCTGGGTGCACAACGTCGGCGCGTTCCCGATCGTCTTCACCTACGAGGACGCACTCTCTACAGCAGCGAACCGCTTCGCCTTCGGCTGCACCTTGGGCGGTGGGCAGAGCATGTTCCTGTGGTATGACGCGACAAGCGCGCGCTGGCGCGCCATGTCTCTCCCGGAGCCTATTGGCACGGTCAAGGACTTCGGCACGGCCACCATGCCGGCCGGTTACCTCGCGCTCACCACCACCCCGCAGAGCCGGACGAGCTTCGCAGCGCTATTTAACGAGATCGGCACGACCTGGGGACCCGGGGATGGATCGACCACGTTCAATATCCCGCCGCCTGGACGCCACAAGATTGGTGCTGGCACACCGACGGAAGCAGCCAACGGTGTCGACGCCGATGTCGATATTGCTACCGACAGGCTCACGGTCCAGAGCAACCTGCGCAAGTGGCGTACCGGCATGGCGGTCGTGTTTAACCTGACCTCCGGCACGATCACCGGCTTGGTGGACGATACCACCTACTACGTGATACGCGTCAGCGCGACGCAGATCGCCTTAGCCTCGAGCTTGGCCAATGCCCAGAACGGCACGGTGATCAATATGACGGCGAAGTCTTCTCCGGTCTGGGACATTGCCTGGACGGGAGAAGCGCGCACGCTCGGTGAAAGCGGTGGCGAGGACGACCACCCGATGACGATCACGGAATTACTCTCGCACTTTCACACCATCACCATTCCGTCGCAACCAGACCCAGGCGGTGGAGCACAGATTCAAGGGCCTGCTGGCGCTGCATCGCAAAACCCGACGTTCGCTTCGGACTCTAAGGGCGGCAATGCAGCCATGAACGTGCACTCACCCTTTAAGGTCGTCACCGAAGGTATCCGCTACGTCTAGGAGGAGCTGAGAGATGAAATACGAGATCAAGGAAATCAATGAAGACGGCAGCGGCTACGTGGTCTTCACGTTCGACGACGGTTCCAGTGCAGGGCAGTTCCTCGTCGCCATGCCAGTAAACGACGAGATCGCGCTGCGCGCAAGGATCGAAGCGATGGCAGCGGAGGTAGAGAAGCGCGCGAAGCCAAAGAGCGACACGGGCCTCAATCCGATCGTGCGTGGGTTGGTGGGCAGGGAAGTAGTCATCCCGAAAGAGGTTCTATGAAAACCATTCTTCTGCAAGCCCATTGCTAGGAAGTACATGGACATCATCTCCTTCCTGAAATCAGCCGAGCAGAACAGCGGGATCATCGGCTCCGTGGCCGCCAGCATCCTCTTCGTGCTTGGCTGGCTGAGCAAGCAGGTCTACAGCGGCATGAGCAAGCGCATCACCATGGCGCACGACCACGCGCGCTCCGCCGCCGAGGCAGCGGCGCTGGCGGAAGAGCACCGCCGCGAAGATATCAAGGGCGTGCACGAGAACCTCAATGACCACATACAGCGCGATGTCGACATGCACCGCGAGGTGCTCGGAGCGCTCGGCGAGCAGACTTCCACGCTGCACGGCATCCACGCATCTCTCCTGAGCGAGCTTGGAAAACGTCCGACACGGGAAGAGGTTGACAAGAGCATCGAGGCGGTGCGGCAGTTTGCCAAGCAGAGCAAAGGAAAGTGACCGTGATTACCAAGCTACTCACCGGACTTCTGTCCCTTCTGGTCGCCGGGCTCGCGTTCGGCGGCTGGCACGCACGCGGCTACCTGGCAGACAACTTCGCCAGCAAACAGGAGATCCTGCTGGTGGGCGCCCAGGTGGACTACTTGCTCGACAAGCAGATGGAGGATCTGGTCGCGCAGATCGCGGCGCTCGAGCGAAAGGAGCACTTGACGGCTGGGGAGATCAACCACCTGAACTATCTTCGCGGCCGTCTCGAGAACATGCGCAAAGTGCAAAAGGGGAAGTGATGCGCGTCAAACTCGCCGGCACGACCGACTTCTACGAGGACGAGGCGCGCTGCAAGTGCGGCTGCGGCCTGATTCTCCTGCACCCTGGGATGGCCGAGGCATTGCAGGAGGCGCGCACCGAGTTTGGGCGGCCGATGAATCCTCTCAGTTGGTGCCGATGCGTGGCGCATAACGCGCGCCCTGCGGCAGAAGGCGGCGCCGGCGGGCATCCGCATTCGCTGCATGTTGGCGATTTCCCGTTCCACGCCGACAAGGGCCAGCGGGGCACGCTCGGGGTTGACCTGGCGGCTGCTGATGGCCGGTATCGAGGGGACCTGTTCGCGCTGCTGTGGAAACGCGGCTGGTCGATCGGCTGGAACGCCAAGCGCTTATTCCTGCATGGAGATTTGAGGATCTTGATCGGAATGCCGCAACAATCGTTCGATTACTAGAAGGAGGTGCAACATGGGAAAGCTCTTGCAACCTGAAGTTCTGTTCGCCCTCATGGCCGCGCTCGGTGCCGTGCTGCATTGGGTGAAGAAAGCCTACCGCGGCGACGTGTCGTGGGACTTTTTTGCCTACTGGCTTGCCGACCATCCAGGCAATTCGTCGTTCGCGCTGGGAGCGCTGGTCACCTCGGTCTGGGCAGTCATCTTCAGCGACTCGCTCGCCGGGATGCAGATGCAGATGGTGATCGCCGGCGGTTTCACGCTTGGCTGGATGCTCGACAGCGGCATCAACAAGGGCACTGCGAAGAACGTGGAGGCCAAATGAAGCGTCTTACCAATCTCCTGATCGCCGCGTTCGCGGTATTGGCCATGGCTGGCTGCGGCATCATGCAGCCAAAACCAGCCGAGATCCCGGTGTCCAAGCAGCTCTCGGCGCCTGCCCAGCAAGTGCAGAACGTCATCAACGAGGCCACGCTGCTCGCCGTAGCTATGGTGGACGACATCGTATCGAAGATGAATCGAGACGTCATCACGCCAGAGGAGGCGGCGCTGAAGCTGGTGAAGGTGAAGGAACACCGGGCAACCATCGTCAAGGCGCAGACGGCGCTTGACCTTGGTGACATCGCCAAGGCCGATACACAGGCCAAGGCGGTGGAACTGCTACTCAACCTGCTGGAGAAAGAGCTGGCAGAGAGCGAAAGGAAAGCCAAACCATGAGCATCGAACAAGCGCTGTTGCTGGAGATCGTCCGCGGGGTAGTGAAGTACGCCCTCGTCAACGCCCACCGCACCAACATCATCGACACCGAGATCGCCCCATTGATCGAGGCCACGGCGCCCGAAGACATTCCGGCGGCGATGAAGCAGATGTTGGACAAGAGGATCGCCGATGCCGAGCGCACGATCGAAATGGCGAGAGCGAACGCGCTGACGCCCTGATGCCAGACCCGATCGTCCTGGACTTCTTCCGCGGCGAGGCGCCTAAGTTCAAGCCTCGTCTACTGCCGCAGGGCTATGGGCAGCAGGCGAGCAATTGCAAGCTCTTCGACGGGAAGCTAAAGCCCTGGAACGGCATGCTGCAGGTCTCGGTGCCCGCAAAGTCCGGCACGCTGCAGTCGATCTACGCCATGCGTAACCCTTCGACCGGGGCCCTCGTCTGGCTGGAATGGCTCGAGGATGTGAGCGTGGTCGGCGCCTTGATAGCCGGCGACACCACGCAGCGCGTGTGCTTCACCGGGTACGGCGCACCGAAGGCGACCAACTACACCATGGCGAGCTCTGGCAGCCCGCAACCATTTGACTGGTGGCGCCTGGGCGTGCCGGCGCCGCTCACCGCGCCGAGCCTGGCTTCTGGCGGCGGAGGATCCGGCACGGCGCGCGACCGCGTCTACCTCGTGACCTTCGTCCATCTGTGGGCCGACGGCAAGACCGAGGAGAGCGCGCCTTGTCCGCCATCGGCCCCGATCTCTGCCCTGTCGGGCGAAACGATCAATCTGACCAGCATCCCGCGCTGGGTCATTACCCCGACCTCGATCACGCGCGTTGGCAGTACCGCGACGGTGACGAACCCTGCCGGTCACGTCAACTGGTTCGGCAACAAGGACCGGGTGCTCATCGCCGGCGCCGTCGAGACCGAATACAACGGCACGCACGAGATCACCCGTATTTCTGACACGCAGTTCAGCTACGCGGTAAGCGGCACACCGGCCACGCCGGCAACCGGGACCATCACGGTCAAGACGAACCACGACATCACAAAGAAGCGGATCTACCGCACAGTGGTCGGCAACGCCGGCGCCTTTTTTCGGTTCGTTACAGAGATCAACGAGAGCGTCACCACCTATGGCGACAGCGCGACCGATACCGTCGTCGCCATGAATGAGGCGATCGCCACGCTCGATTGGGACATGCCTCCGCTGGATCTCGCGAAGATCGTGGACATGGGCAACGGCATCCTCGCCGGGTTCTCCGGCAATCAGGTGTGCTTTGCCGAGCCGTACTTTGCCCACGCCTGGCCGGAGAAGTACCGCCGCACGCTGCCCTTCGAGGCCGTTGCGGTCGGCTTCACGGGCTCGAGCCTCGTCGTCGGCACCAAGGGCAACCCGGTCGTCTATACCGGCTCTCACCCCGCCACGATGGCCGAGAATAAACTCATCAAGATCAACCATCCCTGCGTCTCTGCGCGCGGCATGGCAAGCCTCGGCTTTGCCGTGATCTACCCATCGCCCGAGGGCGCCGTCTCCATCACCGAGGGAGGGACGTCGGTCGCCACCATTCCATATCACGACCGCGATACGTGGAAAGAGGTCTTTCCGGCAACGATACGGGCCTTCCAATTTGCCGATCGCTATTTCGCTGCCTTCACGTCAGGGCAAGATGCTTTTGGCAGCGACATCGGCGGGATGATCATCCTGGACCGCGAGAACAACATCGGCGGTTTCGCGACGCTGGATCTTCTAATCACAGCCGGGTTTTTCGACAAGCCGACGGGCGAGCTCTATGTCGTACACGATCGACTCATCAAGCAATGGGACGCAGACATTGCCAATAAACTCACCATGGGCTACCGCTCGAAGGAATTCGTGCTACCCAAGCCCGGCAACTACGGTGCGGCGAAACTCGATGCGAATTTCGACCTCTCCGAAGAGGAGATTTTGGCGGTCGAGGCGGAAGCGGCCGCGATCATCGCCGCAAACGCTGCCATCCCGGACGGTGAAACTGGCGGGGAGCTGAACGGCGCGATGCTCAATACCTTCGTGTTGAACGGGAGCCTGCTACAGACGCCGCCAGATGCCGATCTCCTGCCGCGCCTGGACTTTACCCTTTACGCCGGCGGGAAGCTGCGCTTCGCCAAGACGCTGCGTAGCGCAAAACTGCCGTTCAAACTGTCAGCAGGCTACAAGGAGGACACGGTAGAGGTGGGCCTCGCCGGCAATGTCGTCGTCGATCGCATCGTTCTGGGCGAGACCATGAAGTCGCTGGAGCGGGTATGAGCCGATTCGCGCAGATCCCGGAGATCCCCGACGGACTGCCGGCGGGTCTCTCGCCAATCCTGCAGGCGATCAAGCAGAACCTCGAAGCGCTTGCGGGGCAAAGCGGACTCGACAAGATGGCGCAGGCCGTGAAATACGGCGAGGTGCTGGTGGCCGACATCAAACTGCAGGCTGCAGCGGCCGCCGCCAACCCACCGACGAAAACGGAATTCGACAAGGCGGTCGCCGACCTCGAGGAGCTCGCGCGCCTGCATAACTACTTAGCTGCCCAACTCCGTGGCGAAGAGGTGGGGTCGTGACGCTTCATGTGCGCAAGGCCGTGCCATCCGACTTCGAGCGCTTCCGGCCGCTCATGGATGAATGGATCGCCGAAATGAACCCGGACGGGTTGAAATTCGACCCGATCCCGGAGAAGTTGATCGAGACCTTCGCGACCATGGCCTCTAACCCAGCATCGACGACACTCGTTCTCCTGAAAGATGACGAGCTGATTGGCGTGCTAGGGCTTATCCGTCACGGCTGGGGCATGTGCAAGACTGCCAACTATGCGAGCGAGTATCTCTGGTACGTAAAGAAGAAGTCCCCAGGTGCCGCGTCAGCATTGGTCGATGCTGCGAAAAAATGGGCGGCGGAAAATGGCTGTGATTACCTGATCTTTGCGATCAACCGCCTCTCGACCGAGCGCGCAGACAAGGGCAATGAATTCCTGACGGCCGCTGGTTTTCGGCCGCTATACAGGTTGTACCTCACGGAGGTAGGCCATGTGTGACCCCACAGCTTTCGCAGTCGTCGCTGGCGCCATCATCTCGTCTTCTGGAAGCAGTGGCAGCGGCGTCAACCCAGCCGGTACGGCATCTGAAGCGGCAGCACTACGGAGCATTGAACTGACGGAACGCCAGGCCGCCATGGAAGAACCGTACCGCAAGCGTGGGCTCGAGGCCGGCATCGCGTCGATCGGCCGCGGCGAAGAGCTTGCGCAGAAGGAGCTCCCGCTTCAGCTCACGGTCATTGACGAGGCTGCGGTCGCCGGTTCGCTGGGGGAGCAAGAGGCGGCAGCCGCGCGCGCCGCAGCGGATACGCACGCGGCGATCGACGCCACAGCCGGCACGCGCGCCCGCACCCTCGCCTCGCTCGGGATCAAGCCTGGCGACCCGGCCTACACGGCGGGTAGCCGCTCTGCGGATGCAGCGAACGCAGCCACGCTAGCCAGTGCCGCTACCCAGGCGCGCGAGGGAGAACGGGTGCGCGGCCAGGAGCAACGCATCCGGGTGGCTGGACAAGCGCGCGGTTTCAACCCGAACGTCTCTACCACCGATCCTTCCAGGAATCTGCTTTCTGCCTCCGGGGCTTTGAATACCATCGCAGGTCAGCAGTATCAGCAGGACCAGAATGCGCGCTCGGCGATTGGCAGCGCTATCGGGACCATCGGGGAACGATTCTTCACGCCAGCGAGCGCGGTGCCACCGCAGACAACGCTCTCGAACTCATACAACTCGACGCCATACGTCGACTCTGGATACGCGGACTTCGAGAAGGGCGGCGAGGTGCGCGGTCCGGCCCATCCAGATGGTGGCGTGCCGATCGAGGCTGAGGGAGGAGAATTCGTCATCAAGGCCGACACGGTCAGGAAGTACGGTCCGCGGCTGCTTGCCGAAGTTAACGAGGGCACGGCGATCATCATCCCGACCGGATCGCCGCGGCGGCTGAAAGCGGTCGCGTAGGAGAATGTCATGGCGAATCTTCTGAGTACCTTGGGCGGTGCGGCAACTGTGTACCAGGGCGCGCTGCAGGGACAGGACGCAGAGATCGCGCGCCAGCGAAAAAAGATCCTCGAGGGCCGCGAAGACGAGATCTACGGCCGAAAGACCGAGCGCGCCGACATCGAGCATAAGGAATTCAAGCGCGACATCGAGGAAGAGGCTGGCGCGCGCGAGGCGGCCGCCGGTAAAGCCGTAGGCGCCACGGGAGACCCAGGGCAGCCCGTGGAGGACACCAGCGGGCAGCCATTGCGCACCCTTGCGGCGGCCGGTGCGCCCGGCGGCGGTACGTCCGAGGAGGCGCCCGCGGCGCCGGCTGGTGCTCCGGCGAGCGGCGCGCTGTGGCTGCAACAGGCCGAGGCCCAGCGCCAGTATTGGATCAAGAAGGGCAGGCCAGACCGGGCAGCCAAAGTGATGCAGGACGCAATCAACGGGGCGATCGCCGAGCGTGAAGCATCCTACAAGTTCGAGACGCTGCCGCAAATCGATGCCATCCGAAAGAAGGGCCTTTCCGCTCAGGAACTCGAGGCCGATCAGAACTTCACCGCACTGCGCCGCAAGGCCGCCGAGTCCGACGCGCAGGTAGGCGCTTTGATGTGGGGGCACGTCCTTTCCGGCAACAAAAAGGCCGCGATCGATGCGTTCAACGCTTCCAGTGTCACGCTGCCTGGCGTACAGGTAGCCGACATCGGGCAGAGTGCAGACGGCAAGACGGTCTTCCTGCTCGACAAGACTGGCGCCATCGCGAAGGACAAGCAGGGGCGGGACCTGAAATACTCGCGCCAGCTCCTCGACAATATGTGGCGGCAGACTTCGAGTTCCACCTTGAAGCTGGGCAAGGGCGAGAGCCTCTACCAGACCCGCAAGGGTGCGGCAGGCGAACTCACAGCCGAGCCGGTCATCACGGCGCCGGACCCAGCCGAGCGCCGAGCGGCGGCGACAGCGGCGACCGGCGACGACCGGCGCTGGGCAGAAACCCTGAACGCAGCGCGCGACGATTCCCATCGCTACATCAAGGACGCGCTGGGGCTCACTACGAACGCGCTGGGACAGGTGATGAAGCCCGAGAACATGCCGCTCTTCGAGCGCGCGCAGCCGATCGTGGAACAGGAGCTTCAGAAGTTCAGGGCTTCCGGCAAGCGCATGGACCAGGTGACAGCATCCGACATCGCCAAGGCGGCGCTCAAGCAGGCCCGCGATGAAATGGCGCGCGAGAAGGCGGGCGCCGGCCCGGACAATCCGAATCCGAACGCTCCGGCCGGAGGCGGGCCCTCCTGGCGCGACGTGCTGCAGTAGATGGCCGAGATCATCCCGCTCGAGGTCGAGCCGCCGGTGCCGCGCGCGCCACGGCGGCTATCAGCCGCTTCGGCGCCGTCGCCCGCTGATTTTCCGAAGGAGACCCCGGAGGAGAACCAAGCCGCCATGGGTCGGCGCCTCTCCATCCTGAATCAGGAGCGGGACGAGGTCACGGGCCCGGAGGAGGCGGCGGCGCTCGAGCGTGAGATCCAGACCACGGCGAAGCGCATACCAGGTCAAGACCTGGTGCAGCGGCCAAGAAACCAGGTTGTGACCTGGTCGCAGGTCGAAACCTCGCCCAAGTACCAGGCGCTTGACGGCGCCGGCAAGGAGTCGGTGCGCATGTCGTTCTGGCGGGACGTCGTCTCGCCGCGCGTGCCCACGCCTGAGCTCGAGCAGGCTCGCAAGGTGTTCGACGAGCGCACGAAGCCGTCGCTCTTGCAGCGCGCGAAGAGCATGTTCACCCCACGTCAGGCAGCACCGGAAGCTCCGCCGACACAGGAAGAGCTGGCGGCCGCGAGCGAGCCCGCCAGCACGATCCGTCCGATACGGCAAGCCGCGCCGGCGCCGGTACAAGAGAAGTCCCCGGGCGCGCCTGGCGAGTTCGAGAAGGGCATCGAGGCCGGCGTGACGGGCATCCACCAGATGGGCGCCGCGGCCACCGTGGTCCCTGTGGTGACGGCCTTGGGCAATCTCTCCAAGGAGTTCGAACTGTACGACCAGGTGGACATGGGCAAGTGGCAGGGCCCGGCGCGCCCGCAGCGCCTCCACCAGACCCAGAGTTATGCCGAGCAGCGCGCCCAGCTCTACGCCGGCGCGAGCCCGGAGGACCGCCAGGCGCTTCGGCAGCAAACCCTCGAATCGGTCGCTGGCCACGCCGAGGTGCGAGACAGCCTCATGGAGACGTGGAAAACCTACTCAGCGCACATGCAGAACACCCAGGGCCGGGTCCCGGAGTTCACGAAGATCCAGGACTCCCAGGGCTTCGTCGACTGGCTGAAGTTCAACGTCGGGCAGGGCATCCCCTACATCACGGCCACAGCGGCCGCGGCGCTGCTCGGCGGGGTGGTGGCTGGCACTGCAGGCGCCGGCACGGCGATCGCCACCACTGGCATGGGCATGGGCATGGGCGACATCGCCAGCGAGCAGCTCGAGAAGGGCCGGGCGATCGATCCGGCGCGCGCGGTGACCGCGGCCGTGCCATACGCGGCGCTGGAGTTCCTGGGCCCGGTGGGGCGCTCCTTCCGGCACATCGCGGTGCCGGCCCTTGAGCAGGTCGCCAAGAGCTATTTCCGGCGCGCCGGGCGCGAGATCCCGGCAAACGCGGTGGAGGAGTTCATCAACGAGGCCGGCCAAGAGATCGTGAAGGACGTGGCCGTTGGCAGGCCGGGAGACCAGATCGTCACGTCCGAGGGCTTGGAGCGCTGGTTCAACTCCGGTATGGGTGGTTTGGCCGCGGGCGCGCCGTTCGGCGCCGTCACGGCCGCCCAGCGCCCAGCCGCCCCGGCGCCGGGCGAGATCCCCGAGGATCCGGCCGCGCTCTCCAGGATGATCGCTGGCGAAGAGGCCGTGCCGCCGGCGCCGCCCGCGGGTGGGCCTGCCGTGGCGCCAGAGCCCGGCGCGCGCGACATCGACGTGTCGGCCGTGCGCGGCGTGGAAGAGGCCCCAACCGCAGCGCCGCCGGCGCCGGCTGTCACGCCCGCAGAACCCATTTCTGCCCAATTGGCGCCGGCCGAGGCGCCTCCGGTGCAAGCAGTTCAGCCGCAAGCCGCTGAGAAACCTGCGGAAGTGCCGCCGGCGGCGCGCGGCGAGCAGCCACCCATTTCTCCCCAATTGCCCACGCAGGCAGCCGAAAAGCCGCCGGCGCCGCCACGGCCCGCTGAACCTCCTCCTCCTCCTGGTTCTCGGCCTGCGGTGGCGCCCGGCGGCCTCGAGGGAGCGGCCGCCGGCCTCAAGCAGATCTTCGAGTCGCCCGTCGACGAAGCTGCGCACGCCGCGGCGACGAGCCAGGCCAACGAGCTGCCGCAGCCGAGCGAGCCGCAGAAAGAGGCGGGCAACTACCAGAAGGGCCACGTGCGCATCGGCGGCTTGGACATCTCGATCGAGAACCCGGAAGGCTCCAAGCGCCGCCCGGAGTGGCCGACGCTGAAGTCGCACTACGGCTACATCCGCGGCACGAAGGGCAAGGACAAGGACCACATCGACGCATTCATCAAGCCGGGCACGCCAGAGCAACTCCCGAACGAGGCCCCGATCTACGTGATCGACCAGAGAAAGCCCGGCAACGGCCACTTCGACGAGCACAAGGTCATGATCGGTTACGCGAGCGAGGAAGAGGCGCGGCGCGCGTACATGGCCAACTACACGCCCGGGTGGCGCGGCCTTGCGGCGGTGACGCGCATGGATCTCAGTGAGTTCCACGAGTGGCTGGAGACCGCCGACACGACACTGCCGGCCGCCGAGGGGCAGACGCATGCGGACCTGCTCCGCGACATCGAATCGGAGATCAGCCGCACCGCCAAGGGCAACGCGACGCAACTTCCTGACGACGACATCGCCGGCTTCGAGAAATTCCTCGAGGAGCGCGGCTGGGAACGTCAGCCCTACGGCAAGAGCTACATGCACGTGAAAGGCGGCTGGTACGTATTCGCACGCTCGCAGGGAAAACTCGCGAAGCCGATCGTGCAATGGGGCAAGCACACGGAACCGACCGAAGATGAAGGCGTCAGCGAACTCGAGGGCGCCGCCAAAACGAAGAAGGAGAAGACAGATGCCCAACCAGTACGAAGCGATGAGGGACAAGTTCGCCAAGGGAGCCCAGGTGGACAGCCCGGCGTACAACGCGGCGCAGAGCAGGGCGGCGTCGATCTACAACGCGAAACATCACGACCGGCCGATGTCGAGCGCGCACCCGGAGGGCGCGCCGCGGAAGAAGAAGCACCGCGGGCCGAGGCTCCTGTCGCAGGCGCGGAGAAGCTAAAGACCGACACGATCGCCACGATGGCAAAGGCGGTCGCCGAGCGCATGTCGCATCTCGGCTTCACGACCATTACCGAAGCGCGCGCGTGGGCCCGGGAAAAGAAATGGGGCACCTTCGAGCCAGGTACGCCGGAAGTGAAGACGCTCGACGAAGCGATCGAACTCGGCGTCGTGCTCGCCGCGCGCAAGATGATCGCGCAGATGCGCGGTCTCGGGCGGACCGACAAGGAGATCTACGCCGCGCTGGTCGAGCTCTACAAGCGGCAGCCGAACCTCGGGGTGCGGACTTCGACGTCGATCCGCGACCAAGCGTACTCGACGCCTGTGCCGCTCGCGTTCCTCGCCTCACGGCTGGCGGGCATCGACCAGAACACCACGGTCTACGAGCCGACCGCCGGCAACGGGATGCTGTTGATCGAGGCAGCGCCGGCCAAGATCTCCGCCAACGAATTGAACGACGAGCGCTACGAGGCGCTCAAGGCGCAGGGCTTCGCGATCGTGAAATCATTCGACGCCTCAGAGCAGGGGCCGGACAAGCGGAATTTCGACGTCGTGATTGCCAACCCGCCATTCGGCTACGTGAAGGACGAGAGCGGCGGCAAGTTTTTCAACAAGCGTTGGAAGATCGACGAACAATACACGGCCAACCAGATCGACCACGCCATCGCCATGAAGGCGCTGGAAGCCATGGCCGACGACGGGCGGGCGGTCCTCATTGTTGCGGCGCCGGATAAGCTGAAACAGGGGGAAAACAGGGCCGACGCCTACAACGGGAAGCACCTCCGGGCCTTCTATTTCACCCTTTACCGGGACTACAATGTGGTCGACCACTTCACGGTCTCGGGCGACCTTTACGCGAAGCAGGGGGCCGCCTGGCCGGTGGACGTGGTGGTGATCCGCGGGCGCGGGAAGTCCGCAAAGGGCTTGCCGGCGGCGGACCTGCCCCCCATGTACGAGTCGTGGGGGGCGCTTGAGGAGAAGCTCGATGCTCGGTACGCAGCAAGAAGTGCAGAAGATCGCCGACAGGGCGAGGGCGCTGCTCGCGGCGAGCTCGGCGCCGGCGCTCGAGATGAAGCGCGTCCAGTCGCTCCTGGCGGAGTCGTCCCTGCTGCCGTCGAGCGTGGACCTGGAGGACCCGGACCAGTTCGTGGCGGACCTGTTCGAGGACAACCCGGTGCTGCCGGACCTGCTGAGGGTGCGCGAGCTGAAGGCGGAGAACGTGGCGAGCGCGGACAGCCTCGAGGAGCTGGTGAACAGGCTGATGTAGGACAGATCTTCGACGAGGAGTTCGCCAAGCTCTTCGGCGACGTCGAGAAAGCACCCCCACGCACCGCCGGCGAGGCGGCAGTCAGCGCCGCGCGCGAGACCGGCGCCGGCATCGAGGACATCGCCAAGGGCCTCGAGCAGCTCTTCGGCGGCAAGGGGCGCCTCGGCTCCGGCCTGCAGTTCGACGAGGAGACCTACGCCAAGGCGAAGCCCTTCTTGATCGCCGGCGTCCAGCACTTCAAGCAGGCCGGGCAGGACATCCGCGAAGCAATCCGGCTGCTCCTGATCTACCTCCGTGAGAAGGCCGCCATGACGGCCGAGGCGATCAACCGCATGAAGCCATACGTGGTGCGGTTCGTCGAGGAGTTGCGGGCCGGGAAGATACAGCTCGAGGAAGAGCCGCCGCGCGCGCCGGTGCGCCCGAAGGAACTCGAGACCGAGCACCAGACCGCCTACGAGCCCAGCTCTGGCGTCGATGCGATCGGCACGCTCGTCCCGGTGAACATGAAGGACTCGATCGCCGGCTCGCTCGAGGGCTTGAAGCAGCGCGTCGGGGATCTCGACCAGTACGTGGCGAAGGAACTCGACTATGCGCCCGCCAAGCTCGGGCGCTACTTCAGCGCCGAGCAGGTCGACGCCCTGGCGCAGGCGCTCGACGACATGAAAGGCGGCGCAGGGTACATCATCGGCGACGCTACGGGAGTCGGGAAAGGCAGAGTCGTCGCCGGCGTGATCCGCTGGGCGATGAAAAACGGCAAGACCCCCATCTTCGTCACCGAGAAGCCGAACCTCTACAAGGACATCTACCGGGATCTCGCGGACATCGGCATGTCGGACGTGACCCCGGTGATGACGAACGCGGGCGAGTCCATCCCGCTCACCGATGACGGGTCGGTTGTGCTGAAGGCGAAGCAAGGCCGCGAGCACAACGCCCACCTGCAGGAACTCGTCGCCAAGGGCTCGCTTGGCGACTATGACGTGATTTTCACCACGTACAGCCAGATGCAGACGATCAAGGGTGGCCAGCGCACCGCGCGCATGGACTTCCTGGAAGCGTTCTCGCGCGGCGGAGTGGTGATCTTCGACGAGTCGCACAACGCCGGCGGGAACGTGCAGGCCAAGCAGGAAGTCATCAAGCGCGACCCGACGCGCGCCGACTTCGCGCGCGGTATCGCCCGCATGGCCGAGTCCGTCTTCTACTCCTCGGCGACCTATGCTAAGCGCCCGGAGGTGATGGACCTGTATTTCAAGACGGACATGGGGCTCGCCGTGGAGAATTCGGCGGCCCTGCCTGCGGCGATCCGCGCCGGCGGCGTGCCGCTGCAGCAGGTGGTCGCCGCCATGCTCGCGAAGGCCGGGCAATACATCCGGCGCGAGCGCTCCTTTGCCGGCGTCACCTACAACACCGAAGTCACGCCGGTCAACCGCCAGGTGGCGGAGCGCATGTCGTCGGTCATGCGCCGGGTAGCGGAGTTCGATCAGTTGAAGGCCGGCGCCGTAGCGGCCCTGAAAAAGCAGGTGCGCGCCGAGGCAAAAGGCGTGACGTCAGACGGGTCTATCGGCATGGCGGGGGTGCACTCGACCAACTTCACCTCGATCATGCACAACATGGTCGATCAGATGCTCCTCGCGCTGAAGGTGGTTCCGGCCGCGGAGAAGGCGCTCGCGGCGGTGAAGCGCGGCGAGAAGCCCGTCCTGACCGTGGCGAACACCATGGGCTCGTTCATCGAGCACTACGTCGAGGACCACGGACTAAACACCGGCGATGCGGTCGATATCTCGTTCCGGGACCTGCTCCTTCGCTACCTCGAGCGCTCGCGCGACGTCATCATCGGCAACGCCTTCGGCAAGAAGGAGCGCCATCGCTTGAGCGATGACGAGCTGGGCCTCTTCGCCACGCAGGCATGGGATTCGATCAAGAAAGACATCCTTCAGTCTGACTTCTCCGACATCCCGCTTTCGCCGATCGATTACCTGAAGGCGCAGGTGGTGAAGGCTGGGCTATCGTTCGGGGAGATCACCGGGCGCCAGCACCTCATCGACTACACGGGCGACGTGCCGACCTATCGGCTGCGCCCGGGGCGCGAGATCTCGATCCGCGGCCGCAACGAGACCATCCTGGGATTCAACAGCGGCAAGCTCGACGTCCTGCTCATCAACCAGGCCGGCGCGACCGGGCTCTCGCTGCACGCCTCCGAGAAGTTCAAGGACCAGCGCCGGCGGCACATGCTCATCGCGCAGCCCGAGAGGAACATCGACACCCACATGCAGATGCTCGGGCGCGTGCACCGCACCGGCCAGGTGATCGAGCCGATCTACACGCAGCTCGTGGCCGACATTCCGGCCGAGAAGCGCCCGGCGGCAATCCTCGCGAAGAAGATGGCAAGCCTGAACGCGAACACGACGGCCGCGCGCGGCTCCGCTGTCACCTCCAAGGAGGTGGTGGACTTCATGAACGAGTACGGCGACGAGGTCGCCGCGCAGCTCATGGAGGACAACCCTGACATCCACCGCAAGATGGGCTCGCCGCTCAAGAACGACGAATCGGGCTCCGGGCTCGAGCGCGAGGAGGCCATCCGCAAACTGACCGGGAGGATCCCGCTTCTCACGCTTGCCGAACAGGAGACGCTCTACGACCTGATCGAATCCGAGTACCTCGCCCTCATCGACGAGAAGGACCGGATGGGCGAGAACGCGCTCGAAGCGAAGACGCTCGCCCTCGAGGCCAAAGTGAAAAAGGTCGTGCCAGTCACGCAGGGCAGGGGCGGCGACAGCCCATTCGCTCAAGGGGCGCAGGGCGAGATCGTGGACGTGAAGAAGCTCGGCAAGCCCTACACCAGCGACGAACTCGTCGAGCGCATCCGCCTGTCACTCGAGGCTCCTGAAGGCACGCGCCTGACCGAGCTGAAGTCGCTCGGCGCGCAGCGCGTCAACGCCGCGCGCGAGGAGCTCGAGAGCGAGTTCAAGGACTACCTGCAGCAGGAGCTCGACGGCCTGCACGACCAGCGCCACCGCGAGGCCACGCAGACGCGCTTGGATGCCGCGCACAGCCGCCTGGATGCCATCCTCGCCCAGAGCGGCATCGGGCGCCAGGTGGTGCTCACCACGCGCTACGGGAAGATCCCGGCGGTGGTGACTATGATCGAGAAGAAGGGCAAGCCGAAGAACCCCGCCGCCCTCGGGGCGTGGAAGATCACCTATGCCGTGGCGGACGCCATCCGGCACGTCACCCTGCCGGCCTCGCGCCTCATCACCGCCAACCGCGCGCCGGAGAGCGCGGTGGACACCGGCCTCGTCGTGATCGACGAGTTCAATCCAGCCGAGTTCGAGGGCAAGCGCATCCTGCAATTGTTCGACGAGGCGCAGACCGTGACCCGCGAGGACCGGGTCATCATCACGGGGAACCTGCTCGCCGGTTTCGGGAAGTTCGCCAACGGCCGGATCATCAACTACACGACCGAGGACGGCGCCGTGCGCCAGGGCATTCTCATGCCGGCGAAGTTCGACATCGACAAGGCCCTGAACGAGATGCCGGTCGAGTTCCCGGACGCGGCCGCGGCGATCGGCTTCCTCGAAGCCTTGAACGGCAAGCCAGTCGTCGAGTCCGTGGACGAGAAGGTGTTCCGGGTGGCGAAGCTCCAAGGCGAGGATCTCTACCGGATCTCGGTGGCGGCCGCCCGCGAACGTGGCGGCATCATCTACCTCAACCCGAAGGTGCTCGAGGCCGCCGGTACGGACTTCGTCAAGGCCGGCGCCTCCATGCGCGTGGAGCTGCCCAAGACGAAGGCGATCGCCACGCTGCAGGCCATCCTGCACCATGCCGGCCAGCGCGTGCACACGCAGGCGTTCCGGCAGGAGGCGAAGGACTACCTCGCGAAGCAGCCGCCGGTGGTGCGCTCGGCGCCGACCATGGCCCTCAAGCCCAGCGAGTGGCTATCGGCGGAAGAGGTGGAGCAGAAAGTCGCGGACCTGTCGAAGCGCTTTGCGCACAAGCCTTACGTCCGCGTGCTCGAGCGGCCAAGCGAGGTCTTCGCGGGGGCGGGCGTCCACGATTGGGTGCCCGGTTTCACGGTCAACCAGAAGATCTACCTGGCACGCTCGGCGCTGACCAGTCTGGACGAGGTGGAGGTCACGTACTGGCACGAGCTTTTCCACTACGGCGTGCGGCGCTTCATGACGAAGGAGCAGTATATCTCTTCCATGGACCGGCTCTACAGGTCCAACAGCGAGGTCGCGCGGCGCGCCGACGTGTGGATGAACGGCGCCGAGGGCCGGATCGTCCGGGCGAACCAGGGCGAAGCCTATGGCCGTGCCCGCGGGGTGGACGAGGCGCTGGCGGCCCTGGCCGAGCAGTTGAAGGGGATGACCGAGGAGCAGGTCTTCGGCAAGGCGAGCGTGCTGGACAATGCCGTCATGGCGATCGTGCGCTGGGCCGCTGACGTCGCCGAGCGCTTCGGCGCCGAGCGCACGGCCGCCAGGATCAGGGCCTACACGAACGAGAACGCCATCAGGTTCGTGAGCAGGATCTTCTCCCGACTCGCCATGAACGAGGCGGCCGTCAGCGGGCCAGGGGCCTACTCCGACATCGCGTTCATGCAGCGCCCGGTCTCGCCGGCGCGCCGGAGCATGGCGCGCGACACGAGCCTCACCGACAAGATCCTCGCCGCGCCCTTCAAACTGGCGAAGTGGGACGCGATGGCCGAGGCCGCCTGGGAGAAGGCCAGGGAACTCAACGAGCGCGCGACCGAAGCCTCGCCATTCTGGGAGACGGTGCGCGCGGGGGTGGAATCCGACTTCGGCCTCGAGGAGCCTTACCTCGACCGCCGGGTCGAGATGCAGGTCAACCTGCAGAAGTGGGCCCGCGGCGCCGTCACGATGCTGGACAAACTCACCGGCCTCTCGCGCGACGAATCGCGCGTCGCCTACGAGTGGATGCACGACCGGGACGCCGACCACCTGATCGAGGAGCTGCCCGAGGAATCCAAGCGGACGCTCCGCGAGATCAAGGAGCTCATCCGGTCCCTGGGCGAGGAGGCCGTGCGCCTCGGTCAGCTCTCGCAGGAGGTGTTCGAGCGCAATGAGCTCGCCTACCTGCACCGCTCCTACCTGAAGCACGAAATCGAGCCGATGCTCGCGCAGCGCCTTGGCAACCGCAAATCGATCGCCCTGTGGGCCGAGCAATACAAGGGCAGGGGCCTGAAGGACTGGCGCACCCAAGGCGAACTCAACGCCTGGGCTGGCGAGCCGATCGACCCGCGCACCATGAAGGGCAAGATGTTCCACCGCCTCGAGCTGCGCGCGCGCGTGCCGCAGGACGCCGTCAGCCGCTTGGAGGCCATCGGCGGGCACCGGCCGCTCGGGCGCCTGCGCAAGGTCGTCTACTGGCCTGAGGGCAAGGAAATCCCGGGCGAGTACGCCGGCTGGCACAACGACGGGCTCTGGGAAGTCCGGTGGTTCCGCGGCGGGAAGTGGGGCCTGTGGCGGGATCTCACCAAGGAGGAGCGCGAAGCCCTGGGCGAGATCGACGAGGTGCGCTTCGGCGTGGCGAAGACGCTGCACCTGATGACGCACGACATCGAAATGGGCCGCATGCAGCTCTGGGTGGCGCAGAACTACGGCAAGGACCGCCTCGAGCCTGGCGATCGCGAGGTCTCGGCAAACGAGTCCATGGCGGCGACCTTCGGCCGGAACACGTGGGTCAAGGTCCCGTCGACAGAGGTGCGCGGCACCAACGTCAAGAAGTACGGTGCGCTCGCCGGCAAGTACGTGCCGGGCCCCATCTGGAACGACCTGCGCCAGCACATCAGCCTCGACTCGAAGCCTGGGCAGATCCGCAAGCTCTGGGACGACGCGATGCGCATGTGGAAGATCTCGAAGACCGCGCTCTCGCCCGGCGTGCACATGAACAACGTCATGGCGAATTTCTTCATCGCCGACTTCCACGACCTGCGCTCGAAGGACCTCCTCAAGGCGCTGCGCGTGATGCTGGACGCGAAGCTCTCCAAGGAGCCCTCGCCAGAGAACAAGGAGCTCTACCAGCGCTTCGAGGACTCCGGCGCCCTGCACGGCATGTTCAAGTACCACGAACTGAAGGCGGAGGCCCTCGACCCGCTGCTCGAGGAGATCCGCAACGAGGCCCTGAACGACGAGACCGCGGCGATGACGCGGGTGCTGTCCGTGGTCTCCTGGTTGAATGCGCTCGAGCACGGCGGGAAGAAGGTCGCCGGCGCGATGATCGAAGCATACGGCGCCGAGGACGAGGTGTTCCGCCTGGCGATGTTCATCAAGGCGACCAGAAACGGCCTGCCGGACATCGAGGCCGGGCGCCTGTCCCGCAAGGCGTTCCTCGACTACGACATCAATGCGCCGTGGATTCAGGCGCTTCGCCGGACGGCCTTCCCGTTCATCGCTTTCCCGTACCGCGCGATTCCCATGATGATCGACACGTTCACGACGAAGCCGTGGAAGCTGGTCAAGTACGTGGGCCTGGCGGCCATCCTCAACAACTTCGCCTACGCCATGCTCGGGCTGACGGACGACGACGAGGACCGCGAGCGGCGTCTCCTGCCCGAGGAGAAGGCAGGCAAGATCTGGGGCCTGTTCCCGAAGATGATACGCATGCCGTGGAACAAGAAGGGCACGAAGCGAGACGGCACGCCGACGGAGGATCCGGTATTCCTCGACGTCCGGCGCTGGTTCCCCTCGGGCGACATCTTCGACGTGGGCGGGACGCATGCCGTGATCCCGTGGTCGCCGGCGGCGCTGCCTGGCGGGCCCGTCGCGCTGCTCGCCGAACTCTTCACCAACAAGGCGCAGTTCACCGGCACGGACATCACGCTCGAGACCGACACCGGCTGGGAGAAGGCCGGCAAGCTCGGCATGCACCTTTTCCGCTTCGCCGCGCCCAACCTCTTCATGATCCCGGGCACGTGGTCCTTCGAGGGCCTGCGAGGCGCCGCGGGCTTCGGCGCGGCCGGACCGCAGACCGACATCTTCGGCCGGGAGCTCAGCGTGCCGCAGGCGTTCGGCAGTGCCCTGGGCGTGAAGCTCGGGACCTACCCAGAGGATGTGCTGCGCTACAACCTGGTGCGCAAGACCGACGCGCAGATCCGCGAGATCATGGGCAACGTCTACAAGGCGACGGGCGATCGCGCGCGCAGCCGCATGAGCGACGAGGAGCTACGCGAGTACGTGGTCGAGCAGATGAAGAAGGTCAAGCGCCTGCAGGACGAAGCAGGGGCGAAGCTGGCGCCGCCGGCGCGGCCGTAGATCGCTTCCGCAGGTCAACCCGCAGCACCCCGCGCTCCACCCACCATGCGCGTCGTTGCGCACGCCGACGCATCGTTTGATTCAATTTCACGCTCTTTGGCAATGATTCCACAGGGAGTCGATACACTCCCTTCCCGCTTGGCGTCCGAGCGATTTTCACAAGACGCCCGGTGCCCTCTGGAGCGTCCATGTTCCATACGTTCTGATTATGCTTCGGCAGATACCTTTTGATGTAGAGATGTTCGGTACGTAGTGCTTGAATGGCCGTATCACACTCAATAATCACATAGCTATTCCATTTTATTCTGCGCCTTTTATTGTGAGAGGCCAGGCGAGCATCTAGGTTGGTCGATGAGCCGACATACACGAGTTCGTCAAAGTAAAAAAGAAAATAGACGCCGATGCTCTGTTGGTACATGCGTCGCTCGGCCATGATCTCTTTGATGTTTAGCAGCATTGAAAAATCCCCGATTGGCGGAATTCTGCAATTATTTGATCGGATTATACTTTCAACGCATAAAAAGGCTAGGGGTCCGTCACATGATTTTTCGCTATACGGCGTTGATACCGTATGCTTTCATCGCATATCGCCCCTAGCTACGAACCAAGGGGTCGTGGGTTCAAATCCTGCCGGGCGCGCCACTTTTCAAGGCGTTGCGAGCGAAACTTAATGTGCACGATGCAGTAGTCGCGCCGGATTGGCGGAATTTCTGTCAAGCATTCAGTTCAGTTTGCTTTTTGGAGAAAGTTAGAAAGTTCACGCCGCTTGCACCCTGAGCACGGTCAGCGTCGGCGCGCTGCCGAGCGTGACCTCGATCGCGCGCACGGCGTCGACGAGCTCCTTCAGTTCCGCGGCCGAGTAGTGCGTGGTGATGTCGCCGCGCGCGTGCCCGAGCAGGGCTGCCCTGGTCTCGTTGGACACCCCTGCGGCGCGCAGGCGCCGGCCGAACGTGTGCCGCAGGTCGTGGACGTGGAGCGTCCTGAAGCCCGCTGGGCACTCGGTCCCGAGGACCTCCGGGTAGCGCGCCGCGGCGCGCGCGCGGGCGCTCAGCCAGGCGTGGTTGTTGGTCCCGGTGATCGGATGGTGCTTCGCCTTCTTCCCCCTGGGCAGGTAGGTGAAGACGAACTCGGCATGCCGGCCGCGCTGGCGCTCGACCACCGCCTGGGAGACCCTGTTCAGCACGATGACCCGCTCCTGGCCGTTCTTGTTGAACTCGGCGGGCAGCATGAACACCGTCGCCTCGAGCTCCGGGATTCTCCGCTCCCACGCCCAGCGTAGCGCGCATAGCTCCTGCTCGCGCGGGCCGGCGTTGACGTAGAAAAGCACCTGGTCCTCGATGTGCGGCGGGCACTGCGGGAGGAGCAGCTTGCGCTCTTCGTCCCAGGACAGGGGATAGGGCGGGCGGGCGTCCTTGACCTGCAGCAGCGAGATCAGGGGCGCCGCGTCGAGCCATGTCTTGCCGCTCGCCTCGTCACGCCACCGGCGCGCGGCCTTGTTCAGGATCTTGCGCACCACCTGCAGTACGAGGTTGACCGTCTTGGTCTTGCGCCCTTTCAGGCCCATCGCGAGCTTGATGGGCTCGAGCGTGCCGTCGTGGACCTTGTCCAGCTCGAGCTGGCAGATGTGCGGGAGGGCCCACTCGATCGCCCATTCGTCCATGGCGATTGACTTCAGCACACCACGCTCCTCTGCCAGGTGCTTCTTGGCGGCCTCCGCGAACGTGCGCATGCGACGCACGCCGAGCCTGTGCTCCTCGAATGCCCGGGTGATGCGCTGGTGGTAGTAGGTCTCGGCGAGCCCGCGCTGTTGCTCGCCGGCGCCGGTACTTTCGTAGATCCGGCCGTAGCGGACGTTGTCGATGTCGATCCACCAGATCCCGCCGCGCAGGCGGAGTCCGGGACAGCGGCTAGTAGCCATCGCGGTCCTTCCTTTCGTCAGTTGGGGGACGGTACTCCATGCCGGTGTCGAAGCCAATAAGGTAGACGACTACGAGGGCGAGCAGGAACGCAGCCATCGCAGCCCAGAAGTCTATGCCAGCACGCCAGCTCGGCAGACAAAGGCCGATGACGACCGTGCAGATCGCGATCGTGGAAATGTGAAGATGGATTCTCACTCTCTGCTTTTCTTGCTCGCTGTTCTCTCCGGTGCAGCGCATTCGGCCGCGAGCTTCAGCAGCACGTTGGCGTGGCACTGAAGCGGCGCGCAATGGCAGGCGAGGACTTTGCCGCGCAGTTCTGGAAGTGCCGCCATCAACTCGGGCTTGGTCTTGATCCAAGCCTCGAACCTGGCAATGACTTCCTCGCGGTTGCCGTCCCACCCGATCCTGAATGGGTTGCCCCACTTCGTCCCGCGCCCAACGTACTCGCCCTCTCTGGAGTGCTTGACGTTCACCACGCGGCCCTCGGTCATCCTTGCCCCTTGTCGCTCGTTGTTTTATCTGCTGTGGCGTAAGTCACCAGCGGCAGCGACCCTTCCTCCGGGTACTCCTGCGCCCACACGTACCAGCCGGGACCATCCTCATGCTCTGGCAGGTAGCCGATAGTGACCGGCATCGCTTCCTCTGGATCACCGTTCTCGCCGCCGAACGAAAAGTCACGAAGCTGCGCCACTTGCTGCGGCGTCAGGTCGAACCTTTGCCGTGTTGCGGACTGCAGCTCTATCAGCAGACCTTCGGCGTAGGCCCATTCCTTCAGCGCGTCCCCATGCGCTCTTTTCAGTAGCCTCAACTCCCGCTCAAGCTGCCAGATGCGCTCGGCCAGGTCTATGTCCGACTTCCCCTTGCGGATGGCGTCTACCTCATCCCACGTAGGCGATGGCTGCGGCTTCTCTTTGCGGAGCATGCAACCGCCAAGGATTTCGCAGCCCTGCGGCTCCTGGCACTCGCCACCGCTGGCAGGGCAGGCGTACTTGATGCGCTGCTCGGAGGACGACAGGCCCTCTTTCCACTCTGCCTCACTGGAACTAGGCGCGCTCATACGTCCTCCAGAAGATGTCCGGCTTGCAGGCATAGAACTCGCCCTTCACGCCCTTGATGATGTAGTCGCCAGTCGTCACGATGAAGTTCGAGCCTTCCAGCGAGAAAATCTTGAGGCCCTTGGTCCGCACCACTTCCTCGTATTCGTCCCACGTCCACTTGTCGGCTGACTCGTGCAGGCCGGTGAAGTCGATCACTTGCCGAAGATTGCGGCCTGACCAGCGGATTGCCTCGATCTCGACCGGCAGCTTCCGGTAGCGAGTGGGCGCTATCTCGTCGCCTGGTAGCGGTGCATCCGCTCGGTGCAATGGGGTACGGCGCGAGGCGGTAGCAGCCATCAGTCGCCTCCTAGTTGATCTTCAAGCTGCGCGTCCATCTGCGCTCCGCTCGTCGGCTGCGCGGTCAGGTAACGCAGGCTCTCGTCGGCTTCGGCCAAGCAGCACTTATGCACCCACCGCCCATCCTTGGTCGTGCCGTGGCTCACCGCCATCAACCTGCGGTCGCACCACCAGCACGTTCTCTTGAGCGTTTTCATCCTTGCTCCTTGTCAGCGCCGCAATAGCTGTCTGCAACGCCAGCCGCGTCAGCCATTCCGCTTTCGCCCGATTTGTTCCGTGGCGCGCACGCCGATGTGTCGCTTGACGATCACCTGGCGGCCGTCCGGGAGTTCGTAGGCGACGTCGACCACTAGTTTCACGGACCATCCGCCGGCGGCACCGCGCACCAGCTTGGCGGCTTTGATGCCACCGCGCTGAACGAATTTCGTGTGGATCTCGCGCTCGACCATCAGCGATCCAAGAAGAGCACCGGAAGCGCCGCCACCTTGCCGGGTGCCGGGTAGTCAATCAAGCCGAGCGAGCGAAGGCGACCGAGGATATTTCCGAACGTCCCGCCTACGTTCTCGCCGACGGTGTAGCCGGAACGCTTTCCTGCTTCCTGCTTCGTCAACTGGTCAGGATAGGCATCGATGATCGCTTGAAGCACTCTGGATTCTGTGTTGTCGAGCCGATCGTGGATCGCGCGCTGAAGCGTCTCGGTACTCGGCGCTTCCGCCGGCGCGCGGGCGATGCGTGTCCCAGCAGTCGTCAGCGTTGCGGTGCCGGGCCCGGGGTACTCGATCAGTCCGCGACCGCGCAACGCGCCGAGAAGGTTTCCGAAGGTGCCACCTACGTTCTTGCCAACACGGTAGCCAGCGAGGAAGCCGATCTGCCCTTTGTCCGGTCTATCGACGCCGATGCTGGCCCACCAAGCGAGCGCGTCCAGCACGCGCTGCTCCGGCGCGGTGAGCCCTTCTGTAGGCTGGACTGCAAAAGCCCTCTGGAGGGCCTGCTGAGGCCGCGGCGCCGCAGGCGGTGTATGCCTGGTGTATGTCAATTGAGTTACAAGCGCGGGCAAGCCCTTGATCTTCCGCGCCTCCTCTTCGATGCCATCGATCGTCAGCTTCACGCCATCGAGACGCGCGATCTGCGGGATCAGGCGGTCCAGGCATTCTTTGAAGCCGCTTGCGTGGCCGCGCTGCTCAGCCTCGCGGACAGCGTCGTGGTCGATGGACAATACCTTCTCCGTAGGGCGCTTCGCGAGGTCGGCACGCAGCCGCGCGTTCTCCGCGCGCAGCAGCTTCGGGTCCTCGGCTTTCGCCTTCTCGATCGTGGCCGCCATGTCGGTGCGTAGCTGCTCCAAGTCGATCGGCGAAAGTTCTCGGGTGGCAGACTCCTTTCCGACCTTCGGCGTGCTCGATGCGTCGAACGTCCATTTCCTCCCGATATGCACGACGCGCGAGATCTTCAGCCACGCCGGCGACCATACGTGCGGCGCGCCGCGCTCGAGCTTCGGCAGCACACCCTCAATATCCTCGTCGATTCCTTTGTTGGCGATCCAGCCCTGCAGGGTCTTTCGCTCCTGCGGTCCGGTGAGCTGGAATGCGAACAGCAGCTCGGTAAGATTGAGCACCTTCTTGTTCACCTCTTGCGGCCTTTGGGAGATAAGCGACAGGCCAATGCCGAAATTGCGGCCGATCTTCGCCATGCGGGTGAAGGCATGCAGCATCAGCGCCTCGTCGCGCTGAGGGTTCTGGGGCACGAACTCCTGGCATTCCTCGATGAAGACGTGCACCGCCGAGGGCGATGCTTTCTTGCGGAAGAAGAAGCGATCGGCGAACGCCCTGGCGAAGCGCGCCTTGTCGGCGTCGGACTCGAACTGGCTCACGTCGAGAACGACGGAGACACCGCGGTCAATCACCAGGTCTGCGATGAGCGCTCCGCCCGTCGCTTCGAGCGGAATGTCGCCATGCAGGCCACCGAGCACCGGGATCGGCAGACCCGGACTCTTGCCGTCGGCGGCGAGGCGCAAGCCGTACCAGATGCCCACCGGGTCCACCACGATGAATTGCGCGCCTTGCTGGTGCATTTCCTCGGCGAGCTTTTGCGCTGCATAGCTCTTGCCGCTGCCGCGCCGGCCGAGGAAGCCGAGTGTTTCGGTCACTGCCTCGATGGGTAGCGACAGGTCTTCGGAGATCTTGAGTTTAGTGCGCATGCCTACCCCGCGAAGTGTTTTTCCCAGACCTCTGCGATCTTCTCGACCTGCTTGCCGGTCAGTTTCGGCGTGTGCTGGCCCTGGTCGGATTGCTCGAGGCAGTTTTGTACGAACCGCTGCTCCCATTCGGACAGATCCTTGGTGCCGAGCATGCCCTCGAGCTGCTTCAGCATCGTGCCGACGCTAGGCATAGTTGGCCTTGCCGCTGTTGAGCCAGTCGTAGAGCCTGGTGATGCCGACGCGGCACGCCTTACGCGCCTGGGTGACGCTGGGATAGGTCTTGCCGTTGACCACGACAGGGCGCGGTTGGCCTTTCGCATTCGAGTTGACCTTGGTCGGTGTCGGCGGCAGATCCTCGCGCCGGCGATGCGTGCGGACCTGTAGCTGGGCGAGTAGGCGCTCGTGGGCCTCGCTGAACTTGGTAATCATGCTGGCGGCTTGCGCTGGCTCCGCGCGTCGAGCTGCTCCTCGACCGCGTCGATCGCTACCTTCTGTGCGAGCCGTAACTTCTCGAGAGTGGCATCGCATCGCCGGAATTCGTACTTGTGCAAGGCGCGGTGGACGGCGCTGCGCAGGCGCTCTGGCACCATGAACCAGTGCGTGCGGCACATGAGTTTGTCGTCCGGGACCGGCTCCTCGCAGACGGAGATCGGGCAGGGGTTCATCAGCCCTTCTCTGTCGGTTCGGGGAACGCGATCGCCTGCACGGGCTCGAGATAACTGGCGACTGTCTGCAGAGACTTGATCGCCTCGTTTAGCTCTTTCCGACGACGCTCGCGCTCGTATCCAACGAGGAAGACTGCGGATACCTTGACCTCGATCCCGACTCGCAGCGGCTGCATGCCGGATACACCAGTCCAATAGAAGCCGAGCAGATTGGCGACTTCATCCTTTGATGCCATCAGGATGAAACCGTCTCCAGTCTCGCCGATGATCTTCATGGGGCATCCTTGACCAGCGTGAATCCAGCCACGCCCTTCTTACCGAAGCGCGCGATCTTCGTACCTGTTTCCGGGCAGCCCGGCTTATCCTCGCCACTCTCGTAGCAGCGGCGGATGCGCACTACGTAGAAGCCCGACCTGAGCTGCCTGGTCCGAACGATGCGCACGAAGCGCACCTGACGCGAGTCGTTGTCGCGCCAGATCTGGCCGACCTTGACGACGGTTTCTGCCATGGTCAGTTCGGCCACTTCGTTGCGGTGGCCAACTGCTGGCGCCAGCGTTCTGCGGTCGCGAGTGCGTTTTCGATCTTCCCGTCCGGGCAGCCGTGCGTCGCGGCGATTGCCGCCCACTGGCCGATCGCCGCCGGCGCCGCGCGGTCCTGCTGCACGAGCACGAACGTCTCCTGCCCGCGGCGCACCGCGTTGTAGTAGCAGCGGCTCACCTCGAGCCCGGAGAGAAGCGTGTCGATGATGCGACGCAGCCGGTCCTGGCCAATGATGGCGTCAGGTGTGCGGCGCAGCCATTGCGCATCGTCGATCGCGTCGAGAATGGTGATGTCGCTCGGCTTGGCGGTAGCGTCGCGCTGCTCGGCTATGTCGGCCACTATCTTGCTTCCTTCTTCCTGTCCCATGGTGGATCTCCTTGTCAGTTCGTGATGGCCTTCACCGCCCAGAACACGGCCTCCTCGAGCTTGGTGCGCGCGAGCGCTAGGCAGCGCGGGTCGCACCCGGGGCGCGGCATGTTCGCCTCGAGCAAGCCCTTGTAGAGTTCGGTCGCGTAGCCCTTCAGGTTGGCGACGTGGCGCTTCTCTTCCTCGGAGATCTCCCGGTACTGCTGGCGGAACGGGTCCATGTCAATGACGGCCATGGCCTATGCTCCTTGCGGCAGACCGAAGAACACCGGCGCCTTCACCTTCTCCCGAATGACGGAGAGCACGTCCTCGAAGGCGCGCTCGACGACCTTGTGCGGCCGGTCGAGATCGAAGGTGAATGTCACCGTGCCGCCGCCCAGGCGGTAGCGCAGCCTGGCGTCGAACTTTTGCTTTTTCTGGTTGAGGCCGGCCCAGACCGGGATCTCGATCGAGAAGCGCTCCGGGACGGTCATCTTGCCGGCGACTGCGCCCGCCGCCTCGGTTGTCTTCTGCGTGAAGCTGAGTTCGATATCGCCGCTCTGGGTCCTGATCGCGCCGGAATAGGACGCTTCCTGCTTCGCCCGGAAGTTGAGCGCCAGTTCGTACATGGCCGCGCCCGGCGGCTGGGTGAAGTCCGGCAGGTTCGCCTCGATGAATTCACCGAAGTCGGCCTGGTTCATCGGCTTGCCGCTCTTCGCGATCCAGACCGCGTATTCAGGCGAGAACTTGAGATCGAAAACGCAGCGATGGTCGCCCCAGCCAGCAGCCTCCTGATGCTGGCTGCCGTGGTCGTTCAGAATGGCGATGAACTTGGCCGGGTCCAGTCTCGCGTAGATGACCGAAGAGTCCACGTCTAAGTGGCGGTTGGCGTACTCGCACAGGCTCGCGACGTCGTAGACGTTGACGATGCCGGACTTGCGATTCGGCACGTTCGGGCGTTCCAGGTACTCGACCTTCCACTGCCCGCCACCGACAGGAACGATGACGAAATCACGCCCGTTCGCGTGCGGATTCTTGTGCACTTCGCTGAAGCTGGCCACCATGGCTGCGAGAACTGCCGCGTTGGTTTCCGCTGCGAGAATCTGTTCGAGTTCCATGCTTTGCTCCTGTAGTCAGTTGAGGGTTAGGGCTTGACGGCGCCGGCGACCTGCAGGCCGAGACTGTTCTGCCGCTCGCCGGGCTGGCGGCTCGGGTTCTGCTCCGCATCGACGAAGAAGAGCGTCACCTCCGCATCCTGCTTGGGCAGCTTGCTCGAGACCTCGGCCGCGAAGACGAGCGGGGCCTCCGTGAGGTTCTCCGCGCCCTTCCTCAGCGGCGCGATGGTGAGCTCGAGCGTGACCTTCGCCGGCTTGCCGTGCTCGAGTACCGCGGCGATCGCGTCGTGGATCTGCTGCGAAAGTTCGAGAACGGCACGGCCGTCGCGGATCTCGGTCAGGATGGACGTGGCGCTGCGGATGTTGTTCATGGCCTTTTGGCTCCTTTCAATACCTGGCGCGCGCGCCGGCGCTGCTGCTCCGACGGCTGGCGGTAGCCAGGTTTCTGGTGGGGATGGCTGTGCGGCTTGATGCTGGACGGGCGCCGGCGCATGAATCCGTACTTGGCCATGTGCTCGTCAATACGAGAGATACCACTGAATTGCGCGAACTTGACCCTGCGCGCCGCGACCGTACCGCCGCGCTCCCGGTAATACTTGGCGACGTTCACGCGACGCGCCCGTCTTGCAACCAAAAAATGTTGGCGTCTTCGATCTTCGGTTTTTCCTTCAGCGTGCCGAAGAGCAGGATGGACTCGTAGCCCTGGGACTCGACGAGCTGGTAGCACCAGTCCAGGAGCTCCCCGCGGCGCCCGATCGAGAGGACGTCGATGCGATCCAGCACGAGCAACTTCAGGTTCGACGCATTGGCGATGCCCTCGGCGATCATGGCGTCGACGCGCCAGCGGACCGACTCCCCCTGCAGGCCGTAGGGCAGCCCGTTGACGAGGATCTCCATGTCGCCGCGAAGCTGCGGCACCGGCCAGTTGCCCAACTCGGCCGATGCCTTGAGGCGGGTATTCAGCGGCCCGAGCGTCTCCTCCAAGATCTCGCCCGGGATGCCCTCGGGCGAGAGCACGTCGCGGATGATGGTCCACGCCTTGAACTTCAGATGCGCCTGGCGGGCCTGCTCGGTCGCTTTCTTGGCGGCTTCGACCTCGGCGACAGAGTCCTCGAGCTGGCGCTTCTTCTCGACGAACTCGGCGATCTCCTTGGTGAGGCTCTCCGCGCCACCGACGAGATCTGCGAGCTTCTCCGGCGTCGTGGGGTTGTCCATGGCCTGCTCCATCGCTGAAAGCTGCGATGCTGCCAACATGGACTCCTGGAACTGCTGGCGCACGGTCTCGAGGGTCTGCTCGAGGGTCCGCAAGGCAGCATCGTCCTGTTGTGCCTCGGCCTCCTGGGCGGCGACCTGCGAGGGCTTATGGGCCTCGACCTCGACGATCTTCCCGCCCTCCTTGACCGCGAGGATGGTTCCGCAGGACGGGCAAGGCTGGCCCGTGAGCCTGGCGGTCGAGAGCTTCGCCTTTGACTGCTCGGACTTGGCGCGGGCTTTGGGGATGGCTTTCTCGGTGGTTTCCACCTCGCGTTTCAGCTTGGCGAGGTTCGATGCCTTCGCCTTCAGGTTGACGGCCTCGCGGTCGTGGCGTTCCTTGCTGGTGAGGTAGGCTCTGGCGGCGCCGATCTCACGTTGCATGCCGCTGTGCTCCTCGGTGAGCGTGGCGATACTCGATGCGAGACCGGCGATGCCCTCCTTGTTGATCTCGGCCATGCTGAGCGGAGACTTCCAGGTCTCGGCCTTCACCTCGCCATAGGTCTCGCCGGTGATGGCCTTCCAGTTCGCCCGCCATTGCTGCTGCTGCTCGATCGCGTACTTTTCTGCCGGCTCGAAGCCGCCGCGCAGCATCGGGATCACGATCTTGATGAGGTCGTCGGCGCAGCCCTTCTTTGCCATGCGCTCCGAGACCGCCTGCACGTTCGCGCGCACGCCGAAGAGATCGAAGAGAAAGCGCCGGCGCGCGGTGTCGTCCAGGGCGCCAAAGCGCGGCGCGTCCAGGATATAGGGCAGTTCCGGCGGCGCCGGCGGACTGCATTCCTGCTTCATGGACGGGAAGATCGCAGTCGCCCGGCCGGTCTTGCCCGCGTGCTGGAACTCGACGATGGCCGATCCGGTCTTCGCGCCGCTTCGCAGGAGGGCGCCGTAGTCCTTTTTCTGCTTCACGCGCGCGGCCTCGCCGGTGAAGGCGATGCGGATGGCCTCGTGGATCGATGTCTTGCCGACGTTGTTGTCGCCGGCGAAGATCGTGATGGGATGCTTCAGTGCGACGTCGATGTCGCGGATCTGCAGGACGTGCTCGATGCGAATGCCGGTGATTTTCACGTGTGTTTCTCGGTGGAGGCGCGGGCAATGCCAACGGCGTACTGGTTGGAGATCTGCTCCATGGCGAACTCGAGCAGTTGGCGTGCAGCGTTCAGGTTGCAGTGCGTGATAATGTGGAGTTCGTTCTTCTCGCCATCGCCGGTTTGGTAGGCGAGAATGAAAGCGCGCGGCATGTCCTCGCGCAGCCGTGTGACAGCCGTGGCAACGAGTTCCTCGGCCTGCCGGGCAGGGTCTGGAACTTGCTCGACGTCGTCGCTCATTCGATTCCCCTGCGCCCGGCTCGCCGCGCTGGCGGCGTGGTTTCAAGCTGGGACTTGCGTTCCATCCACTTGCGCCTGGCAGAATCCTGGTCTTCGGGTGGCAGGTCATCGATCAGCACTCCGGCTGCCGTCAAGTCCTGCAAGGTCTTCGCGTCCTTGAACGCTTTCAGGACGTCGACCAGTTCGAGGTCCTCGGTGCGGGCTGGCGGGAGCGGCTCGCCGTGCTCCTCGGCCTGCAGCTCCGCGGCTGCGGGCTGCGCCGGGGCGCCGCCGCGGGAGACGATGGACGCCTCGACCTTCTTCTGGTCCTCTTCCGACATTCCGCGCGCCAGGTCGCGCGCGGCGTCGAAATCGCCCCTGTTGACCATCGTCAGGGCATCGATGACGGTGAACATCGCCTGCGCCCCCGGGGTGAACCTCGCGGCCTGCTGCGCGGGGGCGGTCGGCTTCTTCTCTTCCTTCTTCGCCGCAGCGGAGCCCTGCGCCTGCAGGTCCTTGGCCGTCTGAGCCCCGGCGCCAGCCTGCTGCCCGGCGTCGAAGAACTGCTCGAGCTTCGCCATGCCGTCGCGAAGCGACACGTAGATGCGGGCCAAGGTGACGAACTCGGTCTCGTTGATCGCTTCGATCTTCTTGCCGAGGCGCGTTTCGACCATCTCTTTCGTGACGCCGTGCTCGTTCAGGAATGCGGCGAGCATGTCGCGCACGCGGTCCGAGAGCGGCTTGCCGCTGCCATCCTTGAGGGTCTTTTCGCATTGCTCGACGGCCATGTCCTGCACGTCGCCGGGGATCACGCGCAGCACGCACGCGCGCAGGCGCCTGGAAGCCTGGTTGGCGATGAGCTCGTAGACCTCGCGGGGATCGGTGACTTTCTTGATCTGGCCCTTCGCCTTGAACTCGTGCCGCACCGTAAAGACGATGTAGGCCGGCACGTTGGTCTCGAGATCCCAGGCTTCCGCCCTCACCTCGCTCATATCGTCGTCCTGCTGGAGGATCTTCCAGCCGAAGGCGATGTTCCCCCAATCGCGCGCGAGTTCCTCGGCGAGTCGGATGGAGGGCCCGCTAACCTCAGAGCCGCCCTTCGTGTAGGCGTAGAGTGCGGCCTCGGCGAGCCCGGGTCGCTTGCACGCCTTTTGGATCTTCGCCCAGGCGAGGTCAGTGTCTCGCGGGTAGCGCTTCGCGATAACCATCTGCGCTTGGACCTCGGCGATGGCGCGCTCGACTTCCGTGGACGCGCCGGAACTGACGAGCGGCTGCGGAGCGCGCAGGGTTTCGATGTCGGTGCCTTGTTGCATGACGTGTCCTTTCAGTGCAGGAAGGTGAGGGGATTCATCGCGAGACCGCAAAAGCCGCGGCGCCCGTCGTTGTTCTTGGTCTTTTCGTGATCGAGCCAGCGCCACATCGCGCAGCCCGAAGCTGCGCACTGTGTTGCTTCGGGAAGGCTGAGGGTCGCTTCCCCAGGCGCGCTTGGCGCCATGATCTGCTTTGCCTCGGATTGCAGCGTGCGGTTGAAGGCGGGCGATTGCGCTCCCCCTTGTGGCGTGATGACGATCACGCGGGAGAGCGGGCACCACTTCCTCGTGGCTTCTACTTCAGTCAGCAGCATCGGGCTTCTCCTTGCTGTTAAACGTGACGACGAGATCAGCGAATTCGGAGACCAGGTCGTTGTCGGTGATGGACTTCGATCGTTCGCTCAACAGCTCGAGAGCAACGCCAGCGGCGTACAGCCCCACGCCAAGTCCGAGCAGGAACAGAAGCGCCACGAGGTATTTCACGTCGTCGCTACCGAGGATCAGCATCAGTCGTGGTACGGGCAACGGTTGTAGATCGGGCAGAATTTCTGCGAGCACAGGTTGCTCGACGGATTGGGCGGGAAGAGCCCGGTGCGTAGCATCCGCGCGAGGAAGTCGAGCACGCCCGGGGTCTCGCCGCTGCCCACGAGCGCCTCGCGCGTGCCGTGGACTTCGATGGTGGCCACGCTCGCGTGCTTGGCGGTCGAGATCCCGGCGATTTCTGCCGGCGCCGTGATGGGAATGCCGGTGCCCTTCTCGGCGATCAGTTCGTAGACGGCGAGCTGCGCCTTCTCGGCGTTCACGGCGACGCGCTTCTCGGCTTTCGAGACCCGCGTCTTGCCCGATTTGATGTCGGTGATGCCATGGCCGATGCCGCCGGCGAAAGTGCTCTTCTCGACCGCGCGGATGCGGTCGGTCCTGCCGGTGAGGATGATCGTGACCTGCTGGTCTGGGAAGGCGACCGGGAACTTCTCGAGCTTCGCTTCGACCGCCTTGTAGCGGCGCTTCGAGCCGATGTCCTCGATGTAGTTGATGATGCCCTTGGTGCCGACCTCTTCGGCCTCGGCGCGCGGCATGTCCTCGTCCCAGACGACTCCGTCGTCATTCGGCTCCTCCGGGTTGCGGTCCATGTGCAGCGTGTCCACGAACCGGCCGACCGCCTCGTCGTGGGAGACGGGCTTGCCGTCGATCACCGACTGGTCGTAGATCGCGGCGCCGGCGTGGATCGCCGTGCCCAAGTGGGCGATGCCGGCGCTCGGCATGCGGATGCCGAGGATCTGCTTTGCTTCGTAGCGCATCGCGCAATCCAGGGCGTCCTTGATGCTGGACGCGCGAACGTGCACTTCAAGCCAACCGGGCTGCGGCATCGCGCAAGTCCTCCATGAGAGCTTCGAGAAGGGCTACCGGGTCGCCGGTGTTGCTGTAGACCCCGATGATTCGGTCTGGGTCCTGCATGGCGATGCGCTGGTAGTAGTGCTGGTGGGTGGGTGCGACGTAGACGAGCTTGCCCGCCCGCGGCGGGTAGAAGATGGCGATCGTGCCGTTCAGGGCATTGCGAAACAGGCGCGGCAGGACCCGGTCCCTGTCCTGCTGCGTATTGACTCGAATTCTGAAGACGGCGTGCACGGGAAATGCACCATACTCATATCTAAAGCATGCGTCAAGAGCATAACGTGAGAAACGTTGGCAAAATGGAGGCTTTTAGGACCTCATCCTAGCGAGTTTGTGCGGTGCGTCGCCCGGCAGTTCGTGGGCGTGAGCTTCGGCGAGGAGCTGCAGGCGCCGCCTATACTCCTCCCGCATACCCTTGGGCAAGCACTGCCAGGCGAGCGCGACGGCGAGCGCGTCCTTCGGTGGGTTTGGGGGCCGGACGTTTTCGACCTCGGCGAAGATCTCGGTGAGCGTGCAGCCCAGGGCCGCGGCGACGTTGAAGATCGTTTCGGAATCAAAGCCCTGCTTGCCGCGCTCGAGCCGGGTGATGTTCGCCTGGTCGATCCCGACCTTCTCGGCAAGTTGCTCCTGGGTGAGTTCTCGCTCTTTGCGCCGGCGCCGGATGGCGGTCCCCAAGCGGGTCCTGAAGATTTCGTAGGCCATCCCGGGATTTTCGCCAAATCTGGACTGCAAGCCAAAGGAGCTAGGCGCATAGTTCGCTTGACCGAAAGAATGATCTATACGCATAATCCGTCCGAATCAGCAGAAAAATGCCCAAGACCCCCCTCCGCAAGGCCCGAGAAGTGAGCCTTCTGACCCAGGAAGAAGTGGCAGCACGGGCCAGGATCGACCAGTCCCACTACAACCGCATTGAACTCGGCCGGCTGGCGTGCAGCGCCGATGTGGCGGCGCGCCTTGCAAAAATTTTCAAACGCCGCGGAATTTCCGAGGTGCACATCCTGTATCCGGGCCGCTACCGCTCCTTCCAGCCGGAGGCATAGACCATGAGTTTGCGCGGTAAGGAAGTTCGTCCATTCATCGGTCTTACGTTCCACGAAAAGCTGGCGATGATGGCCGAGTTCAAGGACGACATGAAGCTCGCAGAACTCGCTGCGCGCATTCTCGAAAAAGGCATCGTGGCCGAGTGGCATGAGATCAGCGTACTGATCGAGCGTTCCGAGCGCCTTGGAAAGCGTTGGAAGGCCATGGAAAGTGGTGGCGAGTGACCTGGATCGACGATGGCGCGCATCCGCTCCATCAAGCCTGATTTTTTCCGCCACCGGCGGCTCTATCTCGCCGAGCGCGAGTCTGGGCTGCCGTTGCGCGTGGCGTTCGCCGGCCTGTGGTGTGCCGCGGACCGCGAGGGGCGGTTCCGGTGGGAGCCGGAGGAGCTGAAGCTCGACTGCCTGCCATTCGACGAACTGGACTTCTCACGCGTGCTCGACGCGTTAAGCACGCGTGGATTCATCGTCCAATACGCGTCAGAAGGCGAAAGTTATCCACAGGAAGGCCGGTCATACGGCTGGATTCCTGGTTTCAAGGCACATCAGTTCGTCAACCATAGGGAATCAGCCTCAGTTCTCCCTGAGCCTCCCAAGAACATCATTGACTTGCAGACGCGTGGCGAACGCGTGAATGACGCGTCAGGCACGCAACACGATCTTGCCCGGGTGGAAGGGGAAGGGAAGGGAAGGGAAGGGAAGGGGAATGGAGAGGACGCGCCTGCGGCGCCGCCGACTAAGCCTGCAGAACAGAGATCGACCCACAGGGGCACGAGGTTCAAGCCAGAGCCGGCATGCCCAGATGCGTGGCGCGCGGTGTGCATGGCAATGCGCACCGACCTCGACGCCGACGCGGTGTACGGCGCCTTCTCGGACTACTGGATCTCGAAGCCCGGGCAGTACGGGCTGAAGCTCGACTGGATGGCGACCTGGCGCAACTGGCTGCGCAAGGAGAAGCCTGGCACGTCCGCCGCCGGGCCCGCGTGGTGGGCGACCTCTGACGCGATCATGGCCAAGGCGAAGGAGCTCGGGATCGCCACCCGCGGCGAGAGTGCTGAAGCGTTGAAAGCGCAGATCCGCGAACGCCTTGGAGCATCGCTGTGACAGGCATCCGTGAGCGCCTGGCGCGCGTGATCGCCCCGGAAGCGGTCTCGCTGACCACCGAGTACGTGGAGCGCCTGCGCGCCTCGCACGACCTGCTGAAACTCCGCAACGAATTCCTCGAGCGCGACAACAAGCAGCTTCTCAGGAAGGTGATGAAGCTCAAGGCGGAGGCGCGCGGCCGATGACGCTGGCTGCCGAATGCGCCCCACCGCCGCCGCGCCGGCCGGTGCTGCGCTACCACGGCGGGAAGTGGCGCCTCGCGCCCTGGATCATGTCGTTCTTCCCCGAGCACAAGATCTACGTCGAGCCATACGGCGGGGCGGCCTCCGTGCTGCTGCGTAAGCCCAAGGTGTTCGCCGAGGTCTACAACGACCTGGACGGCGACGTCGTCAACGTGTTTCGGATCCTCCGCGACCCCGTGCGCGCGCGGCGCCTAGCGGAGCTGTGCTACCTCACGCCCTGGGCGCGCGACGAGTTCATGCTCTCCTACGAGCCATCTGACGATCCGGTCGAGCAGGCACGGCGCACGATCGCGCGCGGCTACATGGCCTACGGCTCGACGTCCCGGCGCATCGGCAGGTCAGGCTTTCGGGCGAAGGCGTACCGGCGCAACCAGACCGGCGCCCAGGACTGGACCGCATGGCCGGCGCAGGTCGAGTCCTTCATCGAGCGGCTGCGCGGCGTGACGATCGAGCACCGCCCGGCGCTCGAGGTCATCCTGCAGCAGGATTCAGACGAGACCCTGTTCTACACGGACCCGCCGTATCCGCAGAGCACGCGCTCGGCGATCCGCTGCGCGGGCGACGTGGAGCGCGCCTACGCCTGCGACATGCTGGACGACGATCACCGCGGCCTGGCCGAAGTGCTCCATTGCGTGAAGGGCATGGTGGTGCTCTCGGGCTACCCATGCGAGCTCTACGACCTCGAGCTGTACCCGGATTGGCGGCGCCACGAGCGCGAGGCAATGGCCGACGCGGGCCAGTGGCGCACCGAAGTCGTGTGGCTGAACAAGGCGGCCGTCGAGGCGATGAAGCGCGGCCGCGCGCAGGCGGAGTTCTTCGATGGATGAGGCCGAGCTTGCCGCCTACGAAAACCTCGGATCGCTTCGCGCCTACATCCGTAAGCCGAAGCTGCTCGTCTCCGGGAACGTCATCGAGTTCTTCGTTCCTTCGGAATCACCGGACTCGGACATCGCCCTGATGCTCGGCTCGAACCGCTACCACGACTGCGAAGTGCTGGTGACGATGCACCTGCTCAAGGACGCCGACGGTGCGAGCCTGCGAAAGAAAGGGCCGGCGCCTGAGAAGCCGTACTCGGAGCAGGCGCAGATCCTCTACCAGCACGGCTTTTTCAACGCGCCGGCGGTGCAGAGCGCGATCGGCAAGGCCGACGGCAGCAAGGGCTCCACCGGGCAGTCGCCGTGGGGTGTGTCGCTCGCGCGCCAGTTGGGCGGCGAGGGCATGGGCGCGATCTCGCCGGCGGTGGTCCTCGATTGGGCGCAGCGCCACGGCGTTGACGGGATCCTCCCGCGCGAGTACGCGCGCGAGGCCGGCGCAGGAGATGACGCGTGAAGGGCGCGCACTTTGCGTCGAGTCCGTACAAGCCCTCGGAACACGAGAGCCAGGTGGCCGTCATCGACTGGTGGAACTGGCACTGCAAGAAGTGGGACCTCCCGCCGTTCGCCCTCTTCGCCATCCCGAACGCCGGCGCCGGCGCGCAGAAGGGCCAAGCCGGGAAGATGAAGGCCGAGGGCGTGCGCCCAGGGGTGCCGGACCTGATGCTCGCTGCGGTCTACGTGGACCGCGGCGCGCTGTGTCCCGGGCTTTTCATCGAGATGAAGCGCAAGCCCAACGTGCCGAGCCCGGAACAGGCTGAGTTGATCTTCTACCTGCGCACGATGGGCTACCACGTCGTCGTCGCGTGGTGCGCGGAGGAAGCCATCCTCGCCATCAAGGGCTACCTGAACTGCAGGCCAGGCGGGCGGCTGCAAGGGCGCCACCTTCTCTCGGAGTCCGCGTGAACGAGCCGCTCGCCCTCTACGGCGCGCCGCAGAGCTGGCTCACGGCCCTCTACCGGAAGAAGTATGCCTTCCACGTCGTCGTGGCCGAGCAGCGCTACTTCCGCGCGGACTTCATGGACTGGCTCATCACGAACTGGCACGTGTGGCTCGCCTTCGAGTACGAGGCCGACCGGATCTGGGCGCGCGGCTGCCGCCACTATTCGGCGCGCACGATCGGGGAATACCTGCGCCACATGACCGCGGTGCGCGAGGGACCGAATCAGTACGACTTCAAGATCAACAATACGGTGTTCCCAGATCTCGCGCGGCTCTACCTGCTCATGCACCCGGACCGCGATGGGTTCTTCGAGCGGCGCGTCAATCCGCTTTCCGTGAGGGCAGCCTGAATGAGCACAGTCTTCGTCGTCGTCGATCTTGAAGCCACCAGCCGCGAGCCAGCCGACGCGCACATCGTCGAATGGGCCGCCGTGCGGATCGAGCAGGAGTGGTTCGGCACCGGGCGCCAGATGGAAAAGCACGGCGGTCTCGTGCGCCCGCCCGTGCATATCCCGCCCGAGACCTCCGCTGTGCACCAGATCACCGACGGCGATGTCTCTGATGCGCCGACCTGGGACCAGGAATCCGAGAAGCTCGCCGCGCTGCTCGCGCCCGCCGGCGTCATCGCGGTGGCGCATAACGCCGAGTACGAGCGCGAGGTTCTGAGCAAGACCGTCGGGTTGCCGCCCGTCCCATGGCTTTGCACCTACAAGGCCGCGTTGCGCGTGTGGCAGGAGGCCCCGTCGCACAGCAACGAGACGCTCCGCTACTACCTCGGTTACGGGACGGGCCGCAAGGCGCGCCAAGCGCCGCATTCCGCCGGTCACGACGCCGAGGTGACGGCCAATATCCTGCACGAGCTCCTGCGGAAGGCGCAGCTCGAGGACATGCTGCGCTGGACCAATGAGCCCGCGCTGCTGCCGCGCTGCCCGCTGGGCGACTGGCGCGGGCGCCCGTGGGCCGAGGTGGACGAGGGCTTTCTGCTCTGGATCCTCCGCAAGATCTTGGACCGCGACGACGTGCGCTTTTGCGCCAAGGCCGAACTGGACCGCCGGGAGAAGGAGCGCGCTTCCGCAGCGCCGGCGCCGGTGGCCGACGACGAGGTGCCGTTCTGATGGCCTTCCGCGTTCCAGAGAACTGGCGTATCCAGCGCCCGCCCAGGATCTCAAAGCGTGGCGACCTGTTTGGCTACTTTCTGCTGCCAGCGAGCCAGGCACGCAAGATCCAGTTCGCGCTGCGCTGCGTCGCCTCCGATGCCAGCGATTGGGACCTGATGGAGGCGGCCGGCTTCGTGCCCAAGGACAGCATTCCGTTCGAGCACGTCAGCGTGAGCCTCAATCCGCCAGCGATGACGCGCTGCCCGACGTGGGAGGAGATGTGCTACGTGAAGGACCTATTCTGGGAGCCAGATGATGTCGTGATGCAGATCCATCCGCGCAAGTCCGAATACGTGAACAACGCGCGGTACTGCCTGCACCTGTGGCGTCCGGTCGGCGTGGAGATCCCGACTCCGCCGCCGATAACCGTGGGAATGCTCTCGTGAGCGACTTGGTCGTCACTTGCCCGAAAAACTTCTATCTCGCGTGGATCGGCGAGGGCGACGCCGCCGGCGAGCCGTACACGGGAGAGGAGTGGGGTTGGTTCATGGGCGGCAACAAGCCCGACATCGGTCCGGGTGATCGGCTCTACGTGGTCGCGTGGGGGAAGCTCCGCGGTTACGCGCCGGTTACGCGCCTGATGAAGGGCAAGACTGGCGGATGGGTGATTTGTCGCCGCGGCGATGCGGTGGCCGTGACGATCGCGCAGGCCGTTCCAGGCTTTCGCGGCTGGCGCCGGCGCTGGTGGGCGCGTGAGCTCGAGCGGCCGTTCGCGGACTGGAAAGTGGCTGGGGTAGGCAAGTGAAGAAGATCCCGATGCTGCTCATCCCGAAGGACCAGCGCGGGCTCGACC